TTATTAATAAACTTGTTTAGAAATAAATTAATTATATCAACATTATATGTCATTTATTATAAAAAAGATATTTTATAATAAATATTTCTTTGAAATTTTAAACATTTTCTTGAAAATAATATTATTTAAAAAATTTAATTTTATTTCTTTGGGAAAATAAAAAATTATTATCTTTTTCATCTTCTATATTTTCACAATTATCATCAAAATAATTATTATTTTCATCTTCAATTGAATCATTATCAGAATCATTACATATTGTTTTTGTAATATGTTCTCCATCATCATTTAATAAACTTTCTTCAATTTCAGAATCATATTCTTCTAAATTTCTAGTATCAATTTGTATATATTTTTTTTTAGATTTTATCATAAATAATCCCGCATCATATATAAAATGTATCGGACTTTTAAAATCATATATATGACCTATTTTATTACATAAATTAATATTTTCAATCAATTTAATATTTATTAATCCAATGGTTCCACTAGTAATAATATATGTTCTATCTTTTGTGTCTTTAAATATACCATCTCCATTATGTGTATTATGTACAACAAAATGAGTATCGTTTATTTCAAATTTACCATTATTACATTTATACATATTTTCCCATATACCAATTAATATTTTAGATGGTAATACTGAACTTGGATCTCCTAAAAAATATTTACCAGGTGCTATTGTTTCGTTCATATTATTTTAATATATTATTTTATCTTTATAACAATATATAATAAAAATCAATTTTTTATTATTAATTTATTCATAAATGAGTTTATTAAAGAAAATATGTAGTAAATAGGAGTGTTAATGTATTTTCCTTCGTAAACTCCAAAGTTATACCGTTTCTTTTTTGTATGTAAAGAAAAATACTCTAACATAAAATCTCAATAAAAATTGATTTATTTTATTTATGGTAAATTTTTTAGAATTTGTAGAAATAAATACAAAAATGAACGATACTGAAATAAAGGATTGTAGATATTTTCATAAGCAAAATACAATGAATTTATGTTTAGATAAAAAAATATTATCTAAAACAGATACAAAAGAAAATAAAATTGAATTGCCTAAAGATGTAACAAACTCACAAGAAGAAAATTCTAGTTATTTTAAACCTAATAAAAAAATTAAATTAAATAAATGTAAAGGTTGTTATCCGATATTTCAACCAAATCAAGAAGGACATATAGGAGAATATGGTTGTTTAGGGAATAATTATGATTTATGTGTTCCTAGGTATAAATAAACTTTCTATAACCTCTTTTTTAATACCTATTTTATCTTCAAACTCTTTCCAGGATATAATGATATCATAATTTTTAGGTTCTGTTTTAATGCGTATTACTAACTTTGTAAATTCAATATCTAAAAATTGCAATATTTCTCTAAAATATATATTTTTATTATTTGATTTATCAGTTAATAAATAACATTTATAATTTCTAGTTTTTTTTAATAGTTTGATATAATTTTTATCACCAGATGAAAATTTAATATAACAATCTGCTATTATATTTATATTTTCTAATTCATTGCAAACTTCTGAAAATATCAATGGACATTTATCATTAATTTTTTTAAATGTTTCGCATAATTCTTTTAATGTAAAATATTCTTTATTAAATATTGTCGATGATATCATTCATATTATAATATAAGATTTTAATTCCTTTATATCTTTTTTTTATAAAAATCATACTTTAGCATAAATTTAGATGATAAACATATCAGTATTATTATTAATAATTTCTGTTAATTGGGTTTGAGTTAAATTTGTTTCAGGAACATTATATGGGATTTTATCAATAACCGGAGCAGGTAATTTATAAGGATTCCCTAATCTACTATGTCGCAAATATTGTGAATAAACAGATCTTAAAAAGTCGTTTGTAACTGTAAATGTTCTTTCTTTTTTTGTTCCTTTATATAAATCTTTTGGAAAAACTAAAGCATAACATTGAAATCTTTGTACTGAATATACATAAAATGAATTTGTTAATAATTGTAATGCTCTAGTAAAAAAATCAGCATTTTTAATATAGTAATACAAAACTTGTTCATTAGGTGTTAAAACATATGGTGCTTGTTCAGGTGTAACTGAATAATTCACACAATTTCCTGTACCGCCAATAACTTTGTTACTCCAGCATGTTGGTAATTGTTGATTTTGAAGAACTCTCATTAACCATGTTCTTGTTGTGTAATTTATTTTTACATACTCTATTGAATTATCTATAACACCACCTTGAGAAGGAAGATAAACAGTTATTTCCTTACCTTCAAAACCTGTAACTGGATTTAATTGAATTGTTGAACAAAACTTTCTTGGATTCTTATTATAATATGCACGACCCATATTTCTAAGATCTTGAACAACATCGAAAAAAACATGATTATATGAAATTGCTAATAAAAGTTGTCTAAAATAATTTACTTTATGTACTGTATTAAAATTAAATATTGATGGATTATTTTTAACATTATATGTTGGTAAACTACTAACAGGACCATTTAATAAATCTGTTGATGACATTCTATAATATGTGTATATATATTTTTTTTATAATATTATTAAAAATAATATTATTTTATATATTTTGGAATTGGTAATTCACAAATTATTTTATTTTTTATTAAATAATTAGCATATGAATTTAATTCCATTAATTCTATTGCACTATATGTTTTAGGTAATAATTTATTATAAAAATCATTCGGAGGAATAATACGATAATTATAATCTCTTCTTTCAAAATATGATTTTTTAGCATGTTCTAATGATTCATATAAATTAATATAAAAATCTTTATTTTTTATATAAAAATAAAATATTTGGTCTATTCTTAATAAATTTGATAAATATTTTAATTGAAGTTCTATATTAGAATTAGTTCTGAAATATTGTGTTGTTTCATTTACTAATAACATTATATCTTGAGAAGAATATTTTCGCGTTTCTTTATTAAAATTAAATATATAAAAATATTCTTTACATTGATTATAAAATTTAATTGCATTGTCATATGAGTATGCTAATTTTTTTAAGAAATCTTCATGCATTAAAAATATTGTAATAATTATATCGGTTTCTCTTTTGTCTGTATCATTTCTGGGATATTTATATAAACTTATTTTATAATCATCGTATACAATTATTTCTTCATCTTGATTATTAGACATTATTAAATAATATACTATACTTTTTATAGTAATTATGAACTTAAATATTTAAAAAATAAAATTGATTTTTTTTTAATTTAGAAAGATAATAACCTATATATATAATATAAAAATAATGAGTCTTCAAGAAAAACAAATATTATTTAAAGTACGAACAACTGTTTTAGAGCTATTATTAGATAGAGACTATAATGTTCCTGATATCGAAAATATAACTTTTGAACAATTTGTAATTAAATATAATAATAAAAATATAGACATATTTATTAATGATGAAATAAAAAAAGAAAAAATATATATTCATTTTCACAATGAAATTAAAAACTTTAGTAAAAATGATTTAATAAATATTATGAAAAATATTATATTAAAGTATGATGATCAAAATATTAATATTATATTGATATTAAGAGAAAAAGAAAATAGTGCAGTATCAAAAGAATTAAGTAAAAACACATATAAAAATGTTGAAATTTTTTTAAGAAAAAATATGATTTTTAATATTACAAAACATGTATATGTTCCGAAACATATTATATTAACTGAAAATGAAGAAAAAGAATTATTAGAAAAATATTATACTACTAAAGGTAAATTACCTAAAATATCAAAAACCGATCCAATTGCTAAATATTATGGTATGAAATCAGACCAAATATGTAAAATTATCAGAAAAAGTCCAGAAGTTGGTGAATATGTATATTATCGTGTAGTGAAATAATATTTTTTAATTTATAAAAATATTTTTGGTTTACTCTATTTCCTTCGTAAACTCCGGATAAATTCATTGTAATGGAAGATTTATATAATAATATTTATGCGTTTTATTTATTTTTACACATAATGATATTATATTTTGTAACATTTCATTATTAACCGTAATATAATTAAATTGCGTATTATTATTTTTTCCCAATTTTATTAAATAATCATTATTTGTTCTATATACCCAAACATAATTTTTAGGGTTTTTTTGTATGAGAATAATTATTGGATCGCTCATATTTATTGATATTTTATCAATTATACAAAAATAGTTCTATATACAAAAAAAATCATTTTTTTTAATTATTTTTTTATAAAAAATATAAAAACAATGATTAAAATAATAAATAGTAATATTAAAAACTTACCATTTCTATTTATGCTTTCATTTTCAAAACTTTCAATAATTCCTTGTTGATTTGGATCATTAAATATTGGATTTAATGTTTTATATGGATATGTATAAGTCGGTAATCCAAATTCAGTATAATCTTGTGGCAATTGATATGTTAGAAAGTCTTTATTTTTCCTTAAAAAAAAAGATTGTTCTGGATAAAAAGTATTTTTATCATAAATTACTAATGGATTTTGTAATTCCATTGGTATTTGAACTGGTTCTTTAACAGTATACTCTATATTTTGTTTATATTTTTTTAAGTTAGAATCATCAGGATAATTAAGTCCAAATTGATTACCTCTAACAAAATTAGCATTATCACTTCCACCGGGTTGATTACATACTATTCCAACAACTCCTTGTGCCTTAGAATCCATTAAATAACATGAATCTTTACTATAAGGTTGAGTTTTAAATTTTGGACAATCTTTTTGTCCTTGATATGGAACATTTAAACGTTGATCTCTTGGTGCTGGTTCTAAAAAATTACAATATTGTAAATCATCAGTTATTCTACTGTCAGGTTTTATAGCCATTGGATACGGAGAATCACCATAATTCAATGGACTTTCGACAGATGGTGCTGGAGATTTTGGATATGGAACGGGTAATATTTGTTGTTTATTATTACCAGTACTTAATAGTATATCTTGCATTATATCTAATATTTATAAATATTTTTAATTATTCATTTTGTTTAATTTTTTTATAAATTGAGAATATTTATTATTTATATCAAAACTTTTTAAATAATTATTTTGTATATCATTCCAAATAATTACTTGATCATCTGATAAATCATTTATATTAAAAATTTTTGGTTTAATCCTAAATAATTGTTTATATTGTTCTTCATCTAACTTTTTCCAAATTGTTAATTTATTTATTTTGGTTGACATTGATATTTTTAAATGATGTTGCATTAATGTACATAATGTTATAAAGCTATAATAATTTCTCTCTTTATAATTAGTATTGACATTATTATATGTTCTTATTTTTAAATTAAAAGTTTTTTTCAAATATTTTTCAAATATTTTATATGTATATTTACATACATGTTTATTAAAATTATATGGTGTATGAGATAAATATATATGATATTTTGTATTATATTTTTCATTAAATATTCTTTCTGAACTATCTCTTGATATTAAATATTTTAATTCATTTAATTTATCTTTTTCAAAATAAGAATTTCTTTTATCCGAAAAATCTTTAAATGCATTAAAATTTGTAAAAAAATCACTATAATAAATATAATTTCCAAAAAAAATATCATCATTTAAATATATAAAATAATCTGATAACTCTTTTATTTTCCATATAAAACATTCAATAACACCACTATTAAATACTGGTAAATATTCACTTGGTATAATTTCTTTATGATCAATAAATTTTATTTTTTTACTAAAATCTTTTTCTAAAAAATCTAACTTAAATTCTTGATTGTCATGAACTATATATATATTATTAACCCAATTAAAAAATTTTTGAACAGTTTTTAAAGAAAAAAATATTTCACCGTTAAAATTAAATCTAGATGAGTCAATTTTATTATAATATTTATGGTATTTTTTTAACCATTCTTTATCTGTATTATTAACATATGTATAAATTATATCAATCTTTTGATAATTATTTGGAGATAATAAATACATATTATAATTAAATAAGAAAAAAAACCTGAAACTTATTATAAATTTCTTTCATTAGGATCTAAGTATGGAATATTTAGCAAATCAAATATTTCTTTCTCAGAATCTAAATATTTAGTACTATTATCATTTAAATCTGTTAAAAAATATTCATTTAAACTATAATTTTTTTGTAATGCTTTATTTCTTATATATAAATTAAAATTTTTATTTCCAGTAAAATATAGTAATGATGAATAATAAGATTTATAATTCACTACTCTTATATCAATTCTTCTAGGTGTTTTATAACCATTTAGTAAACAAATACCCATAAATTTTGTTCCACCTTTATTTGTAATACTATCTATTATAAAATTATCTTGTATTAATTCATCTACTATTTTATCTAATGTTTTAATAGATTTATTGGATGAAATTAAAATATCAATATCATTTGATTCAATACAATTTCTACGATAACTTCCACATATTTCAAATATAAGAAAATTATCGATTTTTTTTAAAATATTATTTAAATATATTTTTATATTATCTATTTCATATCTAGGAATTTTTTGTTTTAAATCATTATAATATTTTATACCAATATCAATATGATGTGTTGTAGTTATTTTTTTTTCATTAATAGCTTTTTTAACATCATTTATATTTTTAATTCCTAATAATAACCATTTTTTAGCTCTTATATTACCAACACCTGTTATATCTAATAGATTATTTAATGATGAATCTGGTTCATCTTGTAATTCTGATAAATCACCTGTATTTAATATTTCATCAATTCTAATTGATATTTTATCACCTATTCCTTTTATATCTTCTTTAACTTGTTTTCCAGAAATAATTTCTTTATCATAACTTTTTAAAGAATTTATTGCATTAGAAATTGCTTTCATATTCCATTTTTTTTCCGGATATTGTTTATAGCTATCTTTTAATTTTTCTAATTTATTAATTATTAATAAATTATTATTCATTATTTATTATTTAATAATTTTTTTTTATATATATTTTTTTTATAAGTATATCATATATAAGATGAGTTTTTCAACAAATTTAGCAGAAGTAGGAACTAACCAAATAAATAATTACCTTGATCAAATAGAATCTAATATTACTGCACAAAGTTCATATTTAAGTAGTATTAATGAAAAGAATACTCAATTAATTAATAAACAAAATATTCAAATACAACAATTACAAGAAATTCAAGATAAAGAAAAATTATTATTAACACGTTCTAGAATGTTACAAATTGCACAAGATAGAAATAGTTATAAAAAAAAAATTATTTATACTCTTTTAGCAATTATTTTTGGTATATTTATTTTAATATTAGTTGTCTATGTTTTATTTACTAGAAAATTAGCAACAACAAAATAATTTATACGATGAATCTTAATTGTATTTAGTTATAAATTTTTTTAATATATTTATTAAAAAATATATATATATATTAATATAATGGCAACTTATAATTATAAAGGATGCTGGAATGATACAGGAAATAGAGCAATTCCAATATTTGCAGGAAATATGAGTCCACAACAATGTGAACAAGTTGCGCAACAAACAAATAGTTCTGTTTTTGGACTTCAATATTATAGTCAATGTTTTATAGGTAATAATTTAGGTGAAGCAAAAAAATATGGTCAAGCATATAATTGTCCTCAAAATGGAGGTACTTGGACAAATCAAGTTTATTCAAATATACCAGACATTCAAATGACATCTGGATCATATAATTATGCAGGTTGTTATAATGATACCGGTAATAGAGCTATTCCTAATTATAAAGGTAATGTATCATCTGTTGATCAATGTCAAGCTATTGCTAATAATAATAGTGCTATGATTTTTGGAGTACAAGATGGTGGACAATGTTTTACTACTAATGCTATTACTAATAATAATCAAATTAGTCAACAAATAAATAAAGCAAAACAATATGGTGCAAATAATCAATGTGGTCCATTAGGTAATGCATGGACAAATCAAGTTTATATTAGAGGAAAACCATTTGAGAATCCACCTACACTTAATAATACAAATTTTTCAAATTAAAAAAAAATCTATATATTTTCGCTTAAAATCCATAAATAAGCATAACAATTAAATAATATTTTATTAGAATTATTATTTATAAAAACACGATTTCCAATTATAGTTTCATCTTCATATTTATTTTGTCTAACAAAATATTTAATATGCGGCGATATCATTATTTTATAGCCATTTTTTCTTATATTATTTAAATACAAATAATCCTCTGCACCATCTGGAATAAATCTTATTCCATTATCATATATACTTTTTTTTAAAATAAAACTTATCCCAACATCACATATATAGAAATTATCTGTTTTTAATTTTGGAATTATCCTATTACCTATTTTCATTCTAAATATTATTACATCTAAATCAATATTATTATGTTGATTAATATTTAATTCTTTATAAAACATATCAATGTAATCATTTGATATAATATCATCATCATCTATGAAAGCAATCCATTCTGTATCTGCTAATGACATTCCATAATTTCTAACATTTCCAGCACTATTTTGATTTAAACCCATTTTTTCAATTTCTATTATTTTTATTCTTTTATCGTCATATTTATCAATAGTTTGTTTAATTCCATCAAATATTATTATAACTTTCCAATTTTTATTTGTTTGGTTTATTAAAGATTGTATTGAATTAGTTAATGTTTTGCGTCCTATTGTTGGAAGTATAAATGTTATTCCATTCATTTTTATATTTAATATAAAATTAATATTTATTTTTATTAAAACTTTTAATTTAAGAAAATATTAATTATATTATTTATAATTAAGTATATAATGTCTAAAAAACACACTTCATATAAATGTAAAAGATGTGATACAAAAATTGATTTTTACAGTAATGTTAAGAAACATATTAATAAAAAAAAAATATGCGATAAAAATATAGATGTATCTACTTATTCTGATGATCAATTATTAGTATGTACATTATTACCATATATAGATGATGTACATTGTATAAATAATAATGATATAGAATATTTAAAAGATTCTAATACGATTTTTAATAATAAAAATAAATTAATTGAGATATTAGATGACATTGATAAAAAAAAAATTAAAGTATGTAAAATGTGTGATACAGAATTTTCAAAAAGTACAGATTTAAAAAAACATATTATTTTAAATTGTTTTCACAAAAATTATGAAGAAAATGAACCAAAATTAAATATAAATGAATTACTTAATAATATATCCACAACTGTTTCAAAACAACCCGTTGCTAATAATGTATATATAGTTAGTCCAGATGGAAAAAGTAGTAGTTTTTCTGCAGTTGCAACAGATGGAAACCCAATAAATTTAGATAATATTCCAAATATTTGTATTCCTGGTTTTGGTAATAATGGACAACCATTTAATATTATTGAAAGTATTGTTAAAAGTATTAAAGAAAATGGAAGTAGTGATTCTGTTGAAATTAAAGAAATAACATGTAATACAGTACGTTCTGGTATAAATAATTGTGATACAACAAACAATATAAATATTCGTATTGAAATAAAAAATATAAATAATTTTGAAGAAATAATTAATGTACTGCGAAAAACATTAACTGGATTAAATTTATTGACAAATGATGTTATAGAAGAAGTATTGGTAAATGTAAAAAAAGTAATTCAACAAAAACAACTTGAATATAAAAAAGCAATGCTATCATATTTAGTATATAATATGTTAGAAATGAAATTACAGGAAGAATTTGGTTTACTTGAACTTTTAAGAAATAGGCTTGCAAATGATGCAAATGATACACATGATGATACACATGATACACATGATGATGCACATGATGATGCACATGATGATGCACATGATGATGCACATGATGATGCACATGATGATGCACATGATGATGCACATGATGCAAACAATCTAAAAATAAATACAGATTACAATTCAGAAAATGAAGATTTTGAAATAGGTGAAATTAAAATTAATGAAGATTATTATAAAAATGGTAGATTTGAATATTAATTATATAAAAATTTGAATTTTCACATAATTCAAAAATAATAAGCATATCTAGTTTTACTAATTTATATACTGAAAAATTTTCATATTCTTAAATTACTTGATACTTTATAACATTATATATAAAATATGTATTAAACTGAAACTTTGGTGTATTTTCTTTTATAAACTCTATAAAAAAATCTTAAACTTAAGCTTACACTAAAGTTCCAGTTTACTACATATTTTCTGAAGAGCTATTTTCGAAAAAAAATACATATAATTTAAATATATATAAAATTAATTATTTATTGGTATATATGAACATACTTTTTTAAATATAAATTCATTAAAAATATATTGTGTAATATGTTCATTATATTCATTATTTTGTTTTTCATAAAAAGTTCCTTCATATAATTTAATATAATTTTCACGTTCTCTATAAAATTTATCTATATTACATTCAGTATATGAACATATTTTTTTAATATCTAAAATAATATTATCATAATATTTAATATCAAAATTTGTTTTTTCATATATTTCAAAAAGGATTGATATTTTAACTTGTATTAGTTTACAATATAATAAATTATCATTATATTGATAATAATAATCTGTTCTTGCAACAATATCTTGCATGTAAACCGAACGATTTTTTGAAAAATAGTCTAATATATATTCATCTATTAAAATAATATAAATTTTATGATTTTCTGAATATATTTTAAAAATAGGTTCTGGTTTAGTTCCTATTTTTACATTTTTATCGGAATCTATAAATAATGTTTGATGTGATTTAATTATTTTATTTATTTGATGTTTTATATAGTTATATATTATGGATATATTATTCATATTATCGATAATTAAAAAAAAATTAAATGTTTAATGTAGTTTTGTTATTATTACACTTTTAATTAAATTTGATATATTAAATTTAATTAATCATTTTTTCTTTGTTATATTCCGATTTCTTTCCTAAACTTGAAAAAAAATAAGCTACCCAAAATTAAAGGAAGGGTAGTAGGGGATTTATTTTTTCTACTTTTTCTAATGCCGTCATGATAAGATCCCAGAATGGGGAATTAGGTAAATTTGTTTCTGTAATGAATAACGGCATTGTAATAAGTTTTTTATTTATTGCAATACATTTACCAATACTTTTTTTATTTATTGCAATACATTTACCAATACTTTTTTTATCATCAATTTTTTTAATTGGTGTTCTATTTTCTTTCACATTTCGTTCCAGAAAATAGTTCTTTATCTACGCATAAATTCATTGTAATTTATAAGAGTTTGACATTAAAATCAAGAGATATTATTACACCTAATTTATAAAAAATGGTATAGCGATGAACCATCATTTCATTCCGGTTCTTTTATATTAAATTTTAACGAATTATATATTTAAGAAGTATAAAATTATTAATTAAAATATATATTTTAATTAATATTCAATAAATGAGTAATATAAATATATGCCATAAAGATTGGAATGATATAATAATATTAGATTTTATGAAAAATACATTATATAGAATATCAGATAATAATGAAACTGGTAAATATATATTAATTGATAATATATTATTAATAAAATGGGAAAAATGGGGTGAAGAATATTTTTATAAAAAAAATAATAATTATTATTTTATAGATAATAATAAAGTTTCAGAACATGTTTCATATATTTATTTAAATGTTTATGACAATCAATCAAAAAATGAACACAGTTTTAAACAATACATTATTGATAATGATTTAAATAAGGTTTATATTAAAGAAAATCTATATTTTTTGGGATATATACAAAATTTTAATAGTTATATTATTATTAATACTAAAAATGATAAATTACTATTTTTTTATAATAATTTTAAATATTATGATTATAGATTTATAAAAGATAAATATAATTTTGTTAAAATAGATAATATAAATTACTTATTATCAATTGATAATAATATATGTTATATAAATATTGTTGATTTATTAAAAAATACTTTTTTAAACACAGAAAAGAATCAAAACTTTAGCGTAAATTCAATATTATGTTTGAAAGAAAACACATATATAAAATATAAAAACAGATTATTATTAAATAATAATCTATATATAATTGATGAAACACTAGATAATGATATTATATGTAATTATAAGATATTAGAAACTAATTTTGATATCGAAATAAATTATATTGATTCATCAATATTTTTAAAAGAATCAAATAAAAACTATATATATTTTATTGATAAATATTTTGATTTATTTGAATATTATGAAAATTTTAATTTTATACCAATTTTATTTGATGATATAAAGAATATTAAAAATAATCGTATTTATCACGATGATATAAAAATAATTTATTACAAAACTGAAGAAGAATATAAATATATTCAATATAATTATTCACCTAATGAATCAATAATAACAGAACAATATATTAAAGATTTATGGTATGAAATAAATAATAATAATATAAAAAACTATGATTTATTAAATTTAAAAAACGAAAAAAATACTATACCAAAAATAATGCATTTTATTTGGATAGGTAAAAATAAAATACCTGAACTATATATACAATATATCGAAAGTTGGATTATAAAACATCATGATTATATATTTTGTTTTTGGAATGATAATAATATACCAAAATTAATTAATCAAAAATATTATGATGAAACAGATATTTTAGCAATGAAAGCAGATATATTGAGATATGAATTATTATATTTTTTTGGAGGAATATATATAGATTGTGATTTTCTTTGTATAAAAAACATAGATGAAATAATAAATAATTATGAAGGATTTAGTGGATGGGAGTCAGAAGAATATATCGCTATTGGATTAATGGGTTTTACTAAATATAATAATTTTTTATATAATATTATTAGAGATATATCTTATAATATAATTACTAATAAAAATGAAAATGTACCTACTAAAACGGGACCTATTTTCTTTACTAAAATGTGGAAATTACATAATGATAAAAATAATAAATATTATGCATTTCCAATAGAATATTTTTATTCATATACATTTGAAAATAAAAACAATAATTTAAAATATTCTATTTCAAACAATAATTATGCAATACATATGTGGGGATATTCATGGAATTTAACAAAAGATACTTATAAAAATCAAAATATATATTTAGATGATAATGAATATTTTGTACTAAATTATTATTTAAAAAATTTAATTGAATCATTTGATAATATTAATAAATTAAATATTGATCAATTAACATTTAAATTAATAAATACAATATGTTTTAAATATAAAAATAATCATAAAAAAAAAATAGTTAATATAATGGGTTTATTCTTTACAGGTGGTATTGAAAGATATTTATATTATTTGGATAAATATGGAAACCATGATAAGTATGATTATTATTTATTATATATTAGCAATGATTCATATGTATATGAAATAAATAATATAAAAATGATATCATTTGATTGGAATCATAATGTATTGAATAAATTATTAATAAATATTATGCCCGAATTAATAATAGATCATTATTCATTATATTTACAAGATAATAGTGATATATATATAAATTTAAATAAAATGAATATAATGTACTTTGTTCATTCAGCAATATGTTACAAAAATGATATATCGAAATTAAATATAAAAAAATCGATTCATTTATATAATGAACTTGAAAAAAATAATTCATGGAATAATATATTAGAAAACTATTATGTAACATTAGGTGCTGAAATTAATAATATTTCTAATAATATATCAAAAAATAAATCAATAAATATATCAATAATTGGAAGAATAGCAGAAGAAAAAATACCATTACTTTTTTTTGAAAAATTATGCATATTATCTAAAAAAATATATCCACGTATTCTTATAAATATATACGGTGAAAAAGATATTAAATTTAATAGTGAATATGTTAAACAATTTGAGGAATTAATATTAAATTCATCTATAATTTATAATAATTTTATTAATCCATTAAATATGAATGAAATATATTTAAAAACAGATATATTACTAATACCATCTAAATTTGAAACTGGATCATTTACTTGTATAGAAGGTTTTTGTTATGGAATTCCAGTTTTTGCCAGAAATGTTTATGGTTTAAAATATTTAATAAAACATAATATTACAGGATATCTATTTAATGATGATGATGATATTTTAAAAAATATTGAATCTCTTACTAATAAAAGTTATTTTTTAAATAAAAAAAATAGAGAAATAATTAAAAAAGAATCATTAAAATATAATATTATTGATAAAATAAATGATTTAGAAAATATTATTAATTTAAATATACTTGAAAAAAATATTGTGATAATAACATCAGTCTTAAATTGTATTAATAAACCATTATCCTACTATCATATACGTTCAGTTTTTACATTAAAAGAACGTTATAAACACACGTTAAAAACAATATTAACTATAAAAAAATATATTCCAAATGTAGAAATATTATATTGTGAATGTTCTGATTTATCTTTAGATAATGAAATAGAAAATGATATTAAAAGTAAAGTTAATTATTATTATAATTTCTATAATGATGATATTATCAAAGATTTAGTTAATAGTGAATTAAAAGGATTGGGTGAATTAAATATTATGATGAAAGGTATTAGTATATTAAAAAGTTTGAATATAACATATAAAAATATATTTAAGATATCAGGAAGATACTATTTAAATAATCGGTTTGATTATAATTTATTTAATTGTAATAGCAATAATATTTTTACATATTGGGATAATTCAACAAAATCATATTGTACAATATTTTATAAAATTGATAATAATAGTGTAGATTTATTTTATAATACATTAATAAATTTAAAACCCGAATTAGAAAAAGGGGAAAGTATTGAATATGTATTATGTAAAGATTTTAAATATAATGTAAAAGTTGTTGATAAAGTTAATGTTAGTGGATTTTTAGCAACAGAGGGTTATTTATTTAGTATCTAAAGTAGGGAACCAAGGTTCCGTCTTATTGGCGTATGATGAGATTGAAGGGAAAACAAAAAGATTACTTTCTATTTGAATTAAATAGGTTCACAAGAGAATCCATTAAAACTTGTGGATTAGTTTTTATGAAAACTATTAAAAGTGAATCTATTGATGAACTTTCACAATATTTATTGACACAGATGAATATTGATGAAAGTAGTAGAAATCATAAGGATATCATCAGAAATGCATATATGTTGGAAATACAATATAGTATTTCTGCTGATGATAAAATATTTAGATGAATTAAATATGTATTTTTCGAAACATAAAGTAACTATCCAAATAGGTAATTATTTGGATGCGCTAATTGGCAAATTTATTTTAAAGCATTTTCAGGTACCAAGTGATTTCACTGTCGAGTTTAATATTGATGACATACATTTCATTTTAAGCGTGTACTGTTCTATAGATACAGTTAGTCTTCCTATAGGTCAGAATCCAGTGAAAATAGAATTTAATAATTCTAGTAATTCTGGTGGGTTGTGTTTCGAAAAATGCGATCCTAATGCACTTCTCAACAAGGTTATGGGAATAATTGCTATTATGCAACAGTAATTACAATTCACTAAAATTACTAAATTGCGTGTCATTAAATTCCACATCAAACCCATCATTATAAATTATTTCATTATCATCTATATTATTTACAAAACCTCCAATAGTAATATCAAATTCTGAATCTTTATTTTTTTTACTAGTAATTATACTTTCATTTTCATGCATTATATACCAAATATTTAATTTATTTTTTCTTCCAATTCTTTGTGCTCTTCCTATAATTTGTTTTTCCAAATCTGTTTCAGTTTTATGTAAAAATAATATATCAGTTGTACATTGTAAATTTAAACCACATCCAAATAAATTAGAATTTAATAATAATACATTAACATTACCATTAACGTACTCATTTATAGAAATATTTATATTTTCTTCATTTCCATCATCTAATTCAATAAATTTTATATTATATTTATTAAGAATTTTTATCATATCATTAAAAATACGTATATAATTAGAACAGAAAATAACTTTACATTGTGCATAAATTTTTGTTTTAATAAAATATTCAATAAATTCAGGTTTGGTTTTTTTAGTGTATTTAACACCTGATTTTTCATTTAATCGCATTTCTTCGTATTGTTTATCATTTTTAAAATCTTCAAATAATATTTCTTCTTTATTACAATATAAACACGAATCTTTTAATAATTTATGATACCATTCTTTTAAACATGATGAGCATGCATTTTTATTACAACATAATGCATAATATTTACCATCATTATTTTCATATTCTTTGTCACATAATATACACAAAGTATCATCTGTTGGTTTTACAATAATATAATCTTCAAATTTTACTTCTATTTTATTACAATATATACAATTATCTTTTTTCATTTCATTAAACCATTTATTTGTACAATCATAACATATCATATTTTTACAACATGGTGATAACACTTTTTTTTGAAGTTGTTCAAATTCACTATAACATAATGGACAACAATTGTTATTTATTAATCTTTCACGAATTAAATTTAATTTATTATTACTTTCATCAAGTGATTTTTGTGCTTTTTCTAATTGTTTTTTCAATATATTTATAGATACGCTATATATTTGATTGTCATTTTCATATATTTTTAATTTCGTATTTATATCATCTATACGTAATGTTTCGATATCAATTATATCTAATTTATCTTTTACCATAAAATCTAATGCCTCTTTTTCATTTTGAGCAATTCTATTACAAAACTTTTTCTTCAATTTAGAATAATCAAGAGCATTTAAGACTTTATATTCATCATGTGAAAATATACCATTAAATATAGTATCTAAATATATATTTTTACATATCACTTTATAAATTTGTGGCTCTGGTAGAATAAATGCATTATCAATAAAATTATCATTACATTTACATGTTATATATGGAAGTAATTCAATATCTATTTTTTTTGTATATATTCCTAATTCATTATAATCAAATGATGCAGATACAAACCAGCAAAAATTTGCATCTATTTCATTTATAACAAATTGACTTATACTATCTATTTCATCAAAAAATACTCTTTCAACTTTAATATTATTACTTTTCATTGTTGTTGCTATTACATTATAATAAAGTGATGTTGTTATTAATATATCGTAATCAAATAATGTAGTGTTATTATTGTATAAATCTAATATATCAGAATAATCAGTCAATTTCTTATATTTTAATTTTCCATTTGAGAAAAAATTAATAGAATTACACCATTGTTTAATTATATTTTGAGGAACTACTATAATGTTTCGTTTTTTACAAGTATAATATATAAATCCTAATATTGCATATGTTTTACCTGCACCCGGTTTATCACTCATTATTCCTAAACCGCATATGTTAACATCTTCAATATTTATACATCTTTTTATAATTGCTAATTGATGTGGTTTCAAATTTATATTAATATCTATTATATTTTCTATTTTATCTGAATTTGAATTTATTTCTTCCATTCTTATATATTTATATTTTATAAAATATATGATATTTTAACATATTATATAAATTATTTATTTCACATTTTGTAATAAAATATACGCAAAGTTGGTTTCATATAAAATAATATCATTAAAATTTGTTTAATATAAAATGAATTAATTTGAATTTTACTGAGGAAAATATGTAATAAACTGAAAAGTTTATGATTATTTTCCAAAACATATGTGAAGGAAAATATAGAAAATAATCGAAATATAATAAAGGTTTATCAATATTTTCCAAAGTTTACGCAGGAAAATAAAATATATTTTATAAAAAATAATTATCTCTAATTAACATATTACACATTTTTGATTATCTTGTTTAATATTGTCACTCTCAGAACAATGACATTTTAAATAAGTTTCATCTTGTACAATATGATATCGATTACGACCACCTGCATGGCCTTCTTTTAGCAAAACTATTTCTGCACGAAGTTTTTGTTTAGTGTCTTTACTAGAAGGTTGATAATCAGGATATTGTGTTTTACAAACAACCAATTGCGTTCCAGTTGGAACTACTAAAGTAGCTCCAAACCTATCTAAAATAGCTGGATAAAAAGATGTATGGTAAGGTTTAATTAATGATATTACTTCTCCTTCAGAAGGTGGACATGAGAAATCAATTTCAATATGGTTACTGTCTAATTTTAATATTATATTAGTGTATTGAAGTGAAGGATGTTCGCACTTTTCTAAATCACGGTGAAATGTCAAAATAAAATCTTTATCTTGACATTTAATACCTGAAATTCTCATATCATTGCATAAACAATATTTTTTACCATCTATTTGAGTAAATGTTGTTTTATCATTTTTTATTTCTTCTTGAATTTCTAAAGGTAATTCAGAAAATAACACATTAAACGAACTTTCTTCAGATGTCATTTCAGATGTCTTAAAGGTTTTTAGGTTTATATGGTAAATTTAAGTTTAAAATTTTTATATTGATTACTATATTAAAAAAAATAAAAATCAATTTTTTATTTCAAGTTTAATTTATATTTAATTTTATATAATATTTTAATATATGTGTAGTATTAACCATGATTTAAAAGCAATATTTATTCATGTTCATAAAACAGGTGGTACATATATAAGTTATATGCTTCATAAATATTATGGTTTTAAAAATTATTATTTAAGACGCCCAGATCATGATATATTTTGTTTAAATAAAAAAAAAACAACAAAATATATTAATTACGAAAATAGATTACATGGTGTTTTAATGTATTATAAAACATCATCATATATTAATAAAAAAATGAATATGACACCACAAAAATGGGACTCGTATTATAAATTTTGTTTTATACGTAATCCATATGATAAAATAGTTTCAGCATGGTATCATATAAATAGATTTAATATACCATTTAAAAATTTTTTAAATTTAACAAATGTATGTAATGATGTTGAATATATGCATATGTTTTTACCACAAGTTAGAAACATAATTGATGAAAAAGGTGCTATTGGAGTAAATTTTATTGGTAAATTTGAAAATTTAGAAGAACAATTTCAATCAGTGTTATATACAATAGGAGTTAAAAATATTATACATGAAGTAAATAAAAAAATGAATGTTAGGACACATGATATTTATTATACTTATTATGACCAAGAAACTTTAGATAAAGTAAATATATTATTAGGTGAAGATTTTAATAAATTAGATTATAAAATGATAAATAATATTGATGAATTACAAAAAATTAACTAAATTTTTTACATTTATAATAAAAATGAATTTATGTAGTAAACTGAAGCTTTAGCGTAAGTTTAAAGTTATTTTCCAGAGTTTACGAAGAAAAATACATCCTTGTTTTTCATAACGTTTTCTGTATCTGGTGAAAAAATTTCATTATGAATTGTTGCAATATATCCTTTATTTTCTACAATGAATTTATCCGTAGATAAAGAACTATTTTATGAAACATATGTTTAAGAAAATACAAAACATAACTTATAAAATTGGCATTTTAATTTTGCAAAGGCGTATTTTCCTTCATAGACTCTGGAAAATAGTTCTTTATCTACACTTCGTTCCGATAAATTCATTGTAAAAATAACTATAATTTTATTCTAAAATCCAATATTTTTTTTGTCAGATAATTTTATTTTATCTGTTAACAAAAAATTTTGCATTAAATTTGTTGCATCATCTTTTTTATTATTAAATATATCAGTTATATATCCATTTACCATTTTATTAGTTACATCATTATTTATAAAACATTTATATTTATTTTTTATATCTTTATCTTTATATTCTAGTTGATATTTATCATAAAAATAATTTTTTTTAAGTTCATCACTTATTGAAAGTAAATTATTTTGTAATTTTTCCATAGAATCATGTACAATATCTTTTATTTCCATTTTTATATATTTTTCTAAATCATTTTTATAAACAATACCAAAGTCTTTATCTTTATCAATAATAACATTAAGATTTGAATTGTTTTTTAATATTTCTTTCAATAAATGTGTATACATAATTTGTGATATCATTAATTTTGATTTTTCTGATTCAGAAATTTTTGATATATCCCAATTATCATCAAATGGTATAGGAGATGGATTTACATCTAAAATAATATTGTTTACATTACTTATATTATTTATATTATTTATATTTGTAATATTATTATTTAGTATATTTCCTTCTAAACATATCGATGAAGATATATGTAATTCATTATTATCTATTTTATCAATACTAGATTGTGTTTTTCCTTCACATATTTTACACATTTCTTTTTCAAAACATTCTATAATAATATGTTTTTTTAAATCTTGTATTTTATCATATGATTTATTACAATATTTACATATTTTAATTTTATTTTTATCAATATTAAATAATAAATCAAATAATAAATTTTTATTACTATATATATGTTTATATTTTTTTAAATAATTGTAATTTATATTTTGTTCTCCATCAATATATGGTATTATACTCATAATAATTATCTCATCATTTGTTAATTTTAGACATGTAAAATCTGTTATACATGATTTTTTAATATTTAAGTGATTCTTTATATCTCTAAAAATTTTATACTGATGCCCACATCTTCTGCATTTATAATATGTCATTATTACTATATTCTCAATATTTTTTTATATATTTTTTATTATTATTAAATAAAATTTATTTAATAAATTTTGTAGTAAAAATCGTAGTAAATTTATATATTTTTTTAGTTAACAATAAAAATATTATTTTTAATTATATTGTGTATTTATCAATGCCGTATAAATATGACTTACAATAAAAATCGTAGTATAAAATCGTAGTAAAAAGTTATAGTAAAAATCTTAGTAGAAAAAAAAAAAGTGGTTTTCAAAAAGTTTTTTAAAAAAAAAAATAATTAAAAATTTTAAAAATTTTAAAAAAAATAAAATCGCCTTTTTCAAAAAAACTTTTTGAAAAACAACATTTTTTTTTTCTACTACGATTTTTACTATAACTTTTTACTACGATTTTATACTACGATTTTTATTGTATAATTTATTTATAATTATGATATAAATTTATCATTAAATATTGTATTAATAAATATTTTAATAATAAAAATAAAAATTATTGATATTAAAAAACAATAAAAGCAATTATAAAAGATGGATTTACAATAAATCGTAGTATAAATTATTATATTACAATATAATATCATTAAATATTATCATTATATTATTTTTATTGTGTTACATTAATATATAAATACAAATCGTAGTAAATTTATATATGGTATTTTCTTTCGTAAACTAAGGTTAATATATAAATTCCAGAATTAATTTTTTTCATAAATATTTATTTCATTTCGTAAACTCCGGAAAATAGTTCTTTATCTACGGATAAATCCTCCGATAAATTCATTGTATATATTCGTCTAAACATCTTTTCAATTCAATTTCATTAAATTTATTAAAATATATTGCATTTTTTTTTAATAAATCTTTACTTATTTTATTTTTTTCAGTAATTATACATTTATTATTTATAAATGCATTGTATAATTCAAATATTAAATTGTAATAAGATGAATTTATTATGCAACATCCTACATCTGAATAATAAATATCAATATTATCATTTGTTAAAATAATATTTTTATACTTGTATGTATCAATGAAAAATGAAATTTTTTGTTTAGATATTTGACTAAAATATTTTACAATATGTTCTCTTCGATACATATATTTAATAATTAAAATTTTATCACTATTTAAAAAATATTTTTCCCATGTTTTTAATAAAATAATATTTTGTATATTTGAATATATATCAACATTGTATAATATATATTTTTTTGATTTTTTTATATTTTCCTTCTTAAAATTAACATTATTAAATAAATCTAAATATTTTACCATTGGTTTATCACTATTTTTATTTTTTTTTATAATTTTAGATATTATATTATAACTATACAAAGTTAAACACCAGTAACAATTAACAACATCAATTATTTTAATAAAAGGTAAATCTTTATAATATTCACGTCTTAAATATATATCTTTATTTTCTTTTACATATTTGTCATTAACTATTAAAATTGTTATCTCACATGGTATATTTAAATATGCATCTTCTGGTATAGCATCTATATAAACATTGTATTTTACTTTATTTAATTCTTTATAATTATCATTTAAACCGTTATATACAAATAATTCAGTATCTTTTATTATATTTTTTAATAAATTATATTCATATATATTTTTTTCTGATTCGCCACTATAAATAATTCTATATTTATCCATATAAATAACCTACAAAAAAATAATTTTATTTAATAGTTTATTTAAGTAAAATTAAACAATAGATGTAAATTTATATTTAATATTACTAACTCTTTCATATGGTAGTAAAAATCCGAATGATAATATAATTCTTTCTTTTGAACCTTTTACTTTTTCTGTATAATGAAAATCTATTCCAGAACGACATATTGTATATTCACGTTCTTTAACATCTATTCTATGATTTGAATAAATTGGCATTCCTCCTGTATATGGAATTTGTACATATACATTAAAACGCGTATGAATTAAACCATCTGTATTTTGATCTACATGTAAATGTAAATTACCACCTTCTATCATATATCCAATTTGATCTTTTAATGTAGGTTCTTGAGGTGCATTGTGTAAAGATTCCTTTTCAATTATTCTTTTTTTAATTTCATATATACAATAAGGTATATTATCTAATTCATCCAATGCCTTTTTCCATTTATTATATCCATTTTTATCAAACTTTAAATAATTATTTTTAGCATATTGAATAACTTCATTTTGTTCTTCTATTGTCATAACAATATTATTATCAAACATATATAATATTGTAAAATATAAAAATTTTTGTAAATAAATTTGCTGTGTATTTTCCTTCGTAAACTCCGGAGTATAGTCTTTATCTACATATAAATCCTTCGATAAATTCATTGTAGTTTATAAAAAACTTAACTATATATCAAATTCAATTATATCAATTAAAGTATTATTTTTTTCTTCTAGTTTTTCATTAAATATATTATTTATTTTTATAGGATTGTTTATAATAATATCAATAAAATCTTTCATTTCATTTATATTTAACATATATTTTTTAATATAATTATTTGATAAATTTTTATTTATATTAAAATTTAATAAAGATTCTATTCCATTATTAAAATAATATTTTTTTAACAATGGTGTATGAGAATCCCATATATTAAACATTAAAGTTTTACGATTATCTATTTTTGCTTCATAAAATGTTTTTTCATATATATTATAAACACCATGTAAATAACTACCATCAAAAGATATATGTTTTAATTCTTTCGGAAATAATAAATATATACCATTTTTTAGATTAATTTGATTTTTTTGTTTCATTATTATTTGTGGCGTATTCATGATAAGTGTTGGATATATAGAATTATTTATATAAGTTATTGTTGATAAAATAGGAGAAATAAGTATATTTTTAGAACGCATTAAAATTTCGTCTTTATCAGAATGAAGTCCATGAATAATATTATTATTAATAATTGTATCATTTTTCCACCAAAATTCAATTTTATATCTATTAAAATCTTTTTTTAAATTTAATCTTTCTAAATGATAACAACTTAAATCATAAATAAATTTTTCAATCATATTATAATTTATCTTATTAGTATTAAGCAAATATGTACCATTTATTTTATTATTTTCAATAAAATAATTCAAATTAGATAAATCATTTTTATCCATATCAATTTGCCAACTTTCTAAGTTACAATTATATTTATTATCTATTATATAATCATTACTTTTACTATCATAACCTTTCAAATAACCAATAAATCCAACTAATATATATCTTATACCTTTTGTTATTATATTACCTGAATGAAATACTTGTCCAGAATGTAATATTAAACCACCTTTTGTATTATGTACTAAAATATCTTTTTCATTTTCACATATAATAGTTCCTCCGCCTTCAAAGTCATTTTCACTATTTAATAATATATTAAATGAAAAAGCACAACCATCTTTATGACGTTCTAATTTAGATTGTTTTGTGTCTTCATATTTTACAATAAATATGTCATTACAATCTAAAAAATATTTGTTTACATCAAATGATTTTTCAATTAAAGGGTATATATCATATCTTATAATATTATTAACTAAAACTGATAAAGTAGGTATTTCTCTTATTGGTAAATCAGTTGTTGGATAATTTTTATGACGTGTTCTTGTCCATCCATCTTTATTTGTTTCATTTTTATTTAGTAAAGCATATTTTTCACTTTCGTTTATAATATAATCACACAATGAATTACTTATTATATTATTAAATTTTACATAATTATATTTTGGATTATTGTTTTTAATTTCTTTAACAATATTTTTTCTTGACATTATTAAATTATCATAATTTATTTCAGAAAATATATTCATTTATTATATTTTAATGAATTTATTGAATAATTTATCCGCAAATGCATTTTCCTTCGGAAAACAGTTCTTTATCTACAGAAAAGAATTGGAGCTTTAGCGTAGATTCATCGCTATTTTCCGGAGTTTACGAAGGAAAATACGCATAAATACTCCGATAAATTCATTGTAAACTTCTAAAAATAGCGATGAATCTTCATTTCATTTTGGTTCTTTTCTGTAAACTTAGAAAAATACAATGAATTTATCAAAATAAAGTGTATATAAAGAACTATATTCTGGAGTGAATACGAAAAAATATACTAAATTATAGTCAAACACATTTTTAATGATCTCAAAATTTTATCATAATAAATTTCTTTATCTTTAAAATTACACAGTAAATTTTCTTCAAATATAATTTTATCTCTTAATACAAAAATATTTTTTTCATTTTTAATTAATATTTCTATTTCAGGATGTAACAATTTTGGATGAAACTTATTATAAATACATAGGTCTTTAAAATTATTTATTTTTTCACCATAACATAACTTTAAAATACATATACTATCAGTTTCATTATGATCAATAAAATTTATTCCTATTCCAAATCTAATATTATCTTTATAATAATTAACTTTTTGTGTTTCTTTATCATAATAAAATATATCTACAATATAATCAGGTAAATTAAATAATGATGAACTATTATTTATTCTATTGTATATAAAATTAGATAATTGGTAATATATATTTAACGTTCCATCAAATTCAAAATTAATTATTTTATCCATTGTTATCATATAATTTTTTCTAAAAAATATTTTAATTAAGTGTCTATAACCTTTTATAAATTTACCAGAGTTTTTTCTATAATCAAAACCATGCATCAATGAACCAATGAAATATAATTTATTATTATTAATACTTTCAAAATTGAGATTTAATTTTGGATATTTAGATTGCGTTTCTATTTTTAAATCTTGATCAAATATTGATAAATCAAAATTATATCCTGTGCAATATATAATATAATCGAAATACTTTATAGAATTACAAAACATTATTCCATCTTCAGAATTGTTTAATAAATAATATTTACCATAGTTTTCAGAATTTTTATCACTACATTCTATTATAACTTCATTTTCTGTTAATATTTTTTTATCTATACCATTGAATGTATCATAAAAATATGCATATTTAGAACTTAAATCTCCATCATAATGAGAAACCATTGAAAATTCTCTTGTATTTCCAGTTATTAATATATTACTACAATAATTATTTAAAATATTTGCTAATTCTAAAGAAGCATTACCTAATCCAACAAGTAAAATATCTTTATTTTTAAAATTATTTAGATTATTTTTATCTAAAAAATAATTTTTACTAAATTCTGAATAATGTTTAATATTATTTTTATTTTTAATATATTTTTTACATTTTGGTATATTTGGTATTGACATTCCAGTAGCAATTATTAATTTTTCACAATTATAAATTGTCGATTCTGTTTCTATTACATAATTTAATACTTCTTTGTTATAATATATTTTTTTTACATATTCATTATATTTTATTTTTAATTTAAATTTTAATGAAAAATCATTTAAATATTTATGTAAATCTAAATTACATGGAAAATAATCGTTTGAATAATTTGTAAATAATAAATTTTCATCATTTAATAGTGAATTATGGTCATATCTTAATACTGACTTTTTTTTATTTATAGATAATAATTGATTACTGTGTGGAAAACTTTCATATTTTGAACCAGAATTTAAATTTTTTTCTAATATTATATATTCTATATTATATTTTTCAAAGTAATATGCTAATTGTAATCCGGCAGGACCAGCTCCTATAATAATATTATTTATTTTTTCTTTACTCATTATACTCTTCTAAGAAAAAAATTATATTTTACTTTCTTATTATATAAATATATGTGTTCAATTAATCATGAATTAAAAGCAATTTATTTTCATATTCCAAAAAATGGTGGGCTATATATTGAAAAAGTTTTACAAAAATATTATAATTTTCAAACTTATTATATTACTGCAAATAATCATTCAGATTATTTTGATGGAAATCATGTTAAAAATAATATAAGTGAATTTAAAGGATTTTTAAATATAAGAACTAAAGGAATTTATAGATATTTTATAAATTCAAAAAATTTTAATCATATATCAAAGATGGATGATGAAAAATGGAAATCATATACAAAATTTACGTTTGTTAGAAATCCTTATGAAAGATGTGTATCTGCATATAAATATTTAAAATTATATAATATACCATTAGAAAAATGTTTATCAAATTCATCAATTTTAAATAATTATGAATATGTACATTTAATAATATCTCAATATGAGCATTTAATAAATAATAATAATATTATTGAATTTGATTATATTGGTAAATTTGAAAATTTAAATGAAGAATTGATATCTATTTTATTAAAATTAGGAGTAAATGAAATGAAACATTTATATTATATAGAAAATAATATAGTAATTAATTCATCTAATGAAATATCAAAAAAAAATTATTTAAATGATGATGTAATAATGTTAATAAATAATTTATTTGAATCTGATTTTAAAAATTTTAATTATATTATGTTTAATTCATATGAAAACTATAATTTATCAAAAGAAAAAAAAGATATTATTGAAGAAAATAAAAAAATTTTAGAAAAATATAATTTTATAAAACCATATGAAAGTTTAGTTATAAATAAATCATCTGATATTTTTATTGTAAAAAGTGATAGGCCTACAAAAAAAGATATTGAAAATGATATAAAAAATAATATTTTAATGCGTTTATCATAAATAATTTATTTTATAGATTTTTAAATTTTTTTATTATTTTAATTTATAACAAAATGGCAAATAATTTTATATCAAAGTTAGTATTTCAAAATGGTTCAATATATTTACCAAATACATTTATTGATTTAGATATTGTTTCAACAAAAAATAGTAATATAAATATTTCAATTTATCCAACAGTAAGAGTTTTTTTTAGTGAAGAAGGTTATATTTATATATTTGTTGGTAATTATGAACAATATAAAGTTATTCAAAAATATGGATTAAATGGAAATATAGAAAGTAATGATAATCAAATTTTAAAGATCATTGAAGATAAATCTGATTCTGATTCATATTATGAATTTAATAAAAATGAATTGAAATTTATATCAAGTAAAAATAGTAATCATTTATCATGGAGTTTAACTTTTTTAAGAAATGTATTAAATATTTATATTAGTAATAAAAATTATTTAAATGGAATAGATCCTTCTATTTCTGGATTAAATTTTAGTTTAATTGCATCTGATAATGATATGGATAGTTATAATATTTTTAGAATTGACAATACGATTTTTAAATCAGTTGGAAATATGGGTTTAATATTAAATAATAGATCTATACCAAAAGCAATGAAAATATTATATAATTCAAATTATTGGAATTTTCAAAATTCAACAAAAACCAATTCAAATAAGAATAAATTAAATTGTAATTGCAATTCATAAATGCTCCGATAAATTTATTGTATGTGTAGGAAACATGATTTCATAACTAATATTAAATAAATTTATTTTTTAGAAATTTATTTTTTTATATAATATTAATTTATATAAAAAATGACATCAAATTCAACTATAACAACTGCAATAAATACTTTGTTAACAGACGTTCAAGATAATACATTAACAACATCATGTCCAAGTGGTATTGTTTCAAATATTAATTTTACTGATTGTCCTATATCATATTCAGGTACATATGGAAATACAACAACAGATGGATATTATGCAACATATACAATATTATTAAAACAAGTTATTAATGCATTAAATTTACAAATAACATCTCAACTTTTTTCAAAAACTCCAACAAGTGAAACAACAGAAATAGTTACTTCTAATTTTACATTTGCATATGTTGAATCAATAACATTCAATGGAACTGCAAGTGGTTCTGGTGAAGTTTATATTCCTTCATACACATATGATGGTTGTGTTTTATGGGGTCCATCTTGGTGTCAAAGTTGTTGGAAAAGTCCATTTGGAACTAAATATTGTACTCCGTATCCATGTGGATGGCAATGTGATGAAAAATCGACTATTACCGTTCCGTCAACATACAGTGATGCTTTATTGATAAGCGAATCAATTAATTATTCATTAGTAATTAATGGTGTTACTGGTTCAGGAACAATAACATATACTTTATCTGTAGTTAATCCAGATATTGAGGGTAATACATTATATCCAGTTTATTTAACAATTACAGGAGAACCAAGTAGTGTTTTTTACATGTACGATATTGGTGCAAAAGATGTATCAGCAAACTTTACATCATTTGAAGCAAATGGAATTAATTTTGATTTAACAAATCAAGATGTTTTAAGTATATTAAATTATTTTGGAGCTAATTTATCACAATATTTTTTAACATATTATTCTAAATACACTTTTCAATTTATTATTAATCAACAATAATTTATTTTACCAACTATATATGATACCATATGAATCTTCTAAATTTATTACACTATGAAAATAATAATCTGGAATATAAATTACTTCATTTTCTTTTTGAATTATAATAGAAATATTTTCTATATTTTTATTAAACATATTATAATATTCTAAAAAACATTTCAATGGAGTATTGTTATTAGACACATAATTTAATAAATTTTCATTTAAGAATTTTATATTATTTGATGTATTAGGAAAAAGTATCCATAATTTTATTCCATCAATTAAATAATTTAATGCTTTTGTATGATTATGAATATTAGAACCTGAATATTTATATCCAGAATAAAATCTACTTATTCTTATTTTTTTATTTAATATATTATTAGGTAATGGTATATATTTTTGAATTAAATTAAATAATTGACTATTATTAAGTATATTGTGAAAAATATATTTTTCACTATTTATATTTTCCTTCGTAAACTCCGGAGTATAGCGATGAACCTTCATTGCATTTTGGTTATTTTCTGTATTTTCTAAAAAATCTTTATATAATATATTTCCACTTATTATATCTGATTTTCCATATAAAGACCAATCTAATTTATAATTTAATAAATTATTTTGTAAACATTTTTTATCTATTTTTTCATTTACTATATATTTTATTGGTATATTATAATCAATATTTATATCAAAATAATTATCTGTATTTATTATTTTTATGTGATTATTACATTTTTCAAATAATATATTGTTTATATCCATAATATAATTTCAAAGAAAAAAATTATAAATTTAATAAAAAATATTAATCCAAACAATGTATTTTTCTTCGTAAACTTTCAAAAATAATTTTAAACTTATGATAAAGCTCCAGTTATAAATATTTATTTACTTAATTTCTTAAGTGTCACGTGTTATTTTCAGATTTTACGAAGGAAAATACGAAGAAAAATACATATTCGTTTCACTTCTATTTAATTAAATCCTTCGTAAACTCCGCAAAATATCGAAGAACTTTCGCATTCGTTTCAGTTCTTGTATTTAGATGGTAATATACAGAAGAAAAATAGTTCTTTATCCTAAACCTAGTTTCAATAAATTTTAAGTTATTATTTTTATAAAAATTAAATTTTATTGGAATATTTTTTTTTATTTCAAATTTTTTATTTTTTAATTTTAAAAATAAAAATAATAAAAATGTATCTTTCATTTTTATTATAATAAAATATATTTTATTATAATAATATATGTCTAATTTTAAAATTGAAAATTTTTGTCAAATAAATGGTTCAGAGTTTAAAGTTTATTATAATTATTTAAATAATCCATTGTATTTACCAATAATTTATTATTATTATTATCAATTAAAAACAGAACACATGAAAACATATATATTAAATTTAATTAATAATAATCATAATTATATTATTGATAGATTAAATAAAATAGATATTATTATATCATTTTATAAACAAAATAATTTAATAAATAAATCAGAAATAGGTAAATTTTTTAATTTTTATGAAACATATAGAAAATCAATAAACAAAAAAAATACTAAGGAATTAACACAATATTTTTTTGAATTATTTTATATATTAATTAGTTATGAAAGATGTTTAGAAGTATTAAAAGAATGTTTTTATATATTTTCTGATTATAGAGCATGTATATATTTTTTAACTCCATCAATAAATTTTTATAACACTAAGAACGAAATAATAGAAAAAGTTATTAATAATTTTAAAGATAATATTAATACATTAACACAAATTATTAGTAAAACATATATAGAAGGAAAAAATCCATGGGGTTCTAATAGTTATGCAAGTGCATATGCAATGTGTGAAACATTAATTATAATAAAAAAATATTTTAAAGATCCTTTAAAAAAATTAAATATAAAATTTATTGTAAAGAAAAAATGTTCTAAAAAAAATATATATATAAAACTATGTGAAAAATATCATAAACATAAAATGAAGGTATCAGAAATAGATGATAAAATTATACCTAAAAATATTCATAACATATCACAATTTATTCTAAACTTAAAAAGAATGGGATATGATTTATGGTTTGTTATAAATTTAGTTTTTGATACAATATATGAAGAATACGCAATAGAAGGACTACCAGATGCATTATATTTAGAACCTACCAAAATATATTTAAAAAAGAGTAATAATATACTGGGATTTATGTGTTATATTTTAACAAATGAAGGATTTATAAGCAATGTTAATATATTTAAAAATTTTAATGACTAAAGTAGGGAACCCAAGTTCCCCTACCACCCCTCCGTAGGGAACCTAGGTTCCCCTACCACCCCTCCTTTTAGACATACCATCTAAAAATAAGAACTGAAACAAATATGAAAGTTCTTTGATATTTTATAAAGTTTATAAAGGAAAATAAACAATACCATCTAAACAATACTATCTAAACAATACCATCTAAACAATACTATCTAAACAATACCATCTAAACAATACCTTTATAAAGGAGGGGTGGTAGGGGAACCTGGGTTCCCTACTGGGAACTTGGGTTCCCTACTTTAATAGATTTATTAAAAATATATTTTAGTAAAAATTTTTTCTTTGAAGAATATAATATGAAAGTAAATCATAATCAAATATTTAAATATTATCAAAAAGCTATTTATCCAGAAGTTGAATCATTATACGCATTTGGTGATATTCATGGTGATTATAATGCATTTGTATTAACATTAAAAAAAGCAAAATTGATAGATCAGAATAATCATTGGTGCGGTGGAAAATCTCATGTAGTTCAAGTTGGTGATATATTAGATAGAAAAATTAGAGATACTGAATACAGTGATGAAGATTCAGAATTTAAAATAATAGCTTTAATATTAAAACTTCAATTAGAATCTTATACAGCGGGTGGAGGGTTTCATCCAGTTATAGGAAATCATGAAATTATGAATATATTAGGAATTTTTGATTATGTTTCGCCAATGGGATTACAACATTTTAATAATAAATCACGTGAAAAAAATATTGAAGCTAGAAAGAAGTATTTTGAAATAGGTAGTGATTTTTGTAAATATTTAGCATGTGGTTGGAATCCTATTATTAAAATAGGTAATTGTATATTTTGTCATGGTGGAATTAATGAAATAATTGCAAAAAAATATTCTATTGATGAAATTAATCATATTATGAGAGATACTTTGTATGGAAACTCTAAACATCTTAATAAAAATTATTTTAATGAATTATTTTTAAATGAACAAAGTATTTTATGGAATAGAACATTTTCTGTTAATCTAAATCCCAATAAAGAATATCATCAAAATAGTATAATTCAAAAAATATTAGAAAAATATGATGCTAAACATTTAATTATTGGTCATACTCCTCAAGATAATGGTATTAAATCTAGATTTAATGGAAAAGTTTTTTGTGTTGATACTGGAATGTCTGAAGCTTTTGGAAAGAAAAAAAATAAAAATGAAAGAATTCATTTTATAAAAATTGTAAATGGTATGAAATATATTTATTAATGTTAGAGTGAGGAAACCCAGGTTTCCTACACATACCTTCCTTAAGAGTAAACCAATTTTTCCAATAGATGCATTTCTTAAGAGTAAACTTATGTTTCCTACGTAGATAAAAAACTATACTCCGGAGTTTACTACATATTTTCATTTCTATTTTAATTCATTAACCCAAAATGGTCGAACATCTGATAATATACACTTAAAAATATCATAATAATTTTCTATTTTTTTATTAACTACATTAGGATTTAATAAATCAACTATTTTATTATCATCTGTTATTGATAATATTTTTATGTAATCAATTTTATTAACATTATATTTAAATTTATAATTTAAAACATTAAAATTGTTTATTAATATATTTAAAGTATTGTTATATAATTCAATTTTTATTTCAATATTAGTCATATATTGAAATACTTTTTGAAATTCTGTATCAAAAATATTATCTTTATAAAATTTTATTTTTTTGGAATGTTTTAAATATATTAAATGTTTTGTAATATTAATATAATATAAAAAATTATCAATACTTATATTTATAAATAATTGAGATATCATATTAAATAATTTGAAATTAATAATACTTTTTAATTTATTATTATTTATTTTTAAATTATATGTATATATTGGATAATCTTTTATACTTAAAATAATATTATGTTTATTATATTTTTTGTAGTTAAAAATAACTAACCATAATTTTTCCAAAAAAAGACCAAAATCTATAAATTTATTAGTTATAACATTTATTCTAATATCATACAACAACATTGACATTATATTATTATAAAAATCAATTGAATTATCTAATATAACTTCTTTATTAACACTAAATAAACCTGCATAACATACTGGAAATAGATCATTTATATCTACGTTTTTTAATCGCAATCTTTCAATAAAAAATTTAAATACATTATCTACATTATAATATTTTTTTATTAATTCAACTAATTTCATAAAATGTTCTTGATAATATAAATATGGATATCTTGTAATAAAATTATTATCCATATATTCTACATGTATTGGATTTTTTTTAATCCACAAATTTGTTGTTTTATCTAATAATGGTTTTGGCGGATTATAAAAATAAAAAGGTTTTTCTCCTTCAGGCCAATAATATGCAGATAAAGGTTGTACATGTTCAAATAATTTTACATTTTTTAATAAATCTATAAATCCAGGACTATGAAAAATAGAATCGCCTTGGCAAAATATTGTTTTATGCGCCAAGTTATCATAATTATTAATAATATGATATAAATAAGTATGACTTTCTCTGCCAATATTAGGTAATTTTATAATATCATATTTTACGCTATTTATTTTTTCTATATCATCTAATCCTTTATTATATATTGTAATTTTAATACTCTTAGGAATTTTTTTTAACCATGATAAATCTTCATTATATCTTGCTATTACTATTTCTATTTTTAATTTCATTTAATATTATTAAATATATTTTTCAAAATCAAATTTGAAGTCTATTTAATTTAACCAAAATGGATTAAGATCTGATAATAAACATTTGAAAATATCATTATAATTTAATTCTTTCCTATCAATAATTTTAGGATTTAATAAATCAATTAGTTTATTATCATTTGTGATTGATAATATTTTTATGTCGTTAATTTTATTAATATTATATTTAGGTTTGTAACTTAAAATATTAAAATTATTTATTAATATATTTAAAGTATTGTTATATAATTCAATTTTTATTTCAATATTAGTCATATATTGAAATATATTTTGAAATTTTTTATCAAAAATATTATTTTTATAAAATTTTATTTTTTTGGAATATTTAAAATATATTAAATATTTTGTAATATTAATATAATACAAAAAATCATCAATAGTTATATTTATAAATAATTCAGAAACTATATTAAATATTTTGAAATTAACAATACTTTTAAATTTATTAGATTTAATTGATAAATTATATGTATATAATGGGAAATCTTTTATTTTCATATTAATATAATTTTTATTATGTTTTTTATAATTAAAAATTACTAACCACAATCTTTCCAAAAAAAGACCAAAATCCAATAATTTTTTATTATTATATCTTTTATCTATTCTAATATCATATAATAACATTGACATTATATTATTATAATAATCAACTGAATTTTCTAATATGACTTCTTTGTTAAGACTAAATAAACCTGCATAACATATTGGAAATAAATCATCTAAATCTACATTTTTTAATCGTAACCTTTCAATAAAAAATTTAAAAACATTATCTGTATTATAATATTTTTTAATTAATTTTACTAATTTCATAAAAATTTCATCATTAAATGTATATGGATATCTTGTAATAAAATTATTATCTATATATTCTACATATATCGGATTTCCTTTTATCCATAAATTTTTTGTTTCATCCAATAATGGTTTAGGTGGAGCATAAAAAGGATGTAATGTATTACTATCATCACAATAATATGCAGATAAAGGTTGTACATGTTCAAATAATTTTACATTTTTTAATAAATCTAAAAATCCAGGACTATGAAAAATAGAATCGCCTTGGCAAAATATTGTCTTATGTGCCAAGTTATCATAATTATTAATAATATGATATAAATAAGTATGACTTTCTCTACCAATATTAGGTAATTTTATAATATCATATTTTACACCATCTATTTTTTCTATATCATCTAATCCTTTATTATATATTGTAATTTTAATACTTTTAGGAATTTTTTTTAACCATGATAAATCTTCATTATATCTTGCTATTACTATTTCTATTTTTAATTTCATTTAATATTATTAAATATATTTTTCAGATTCTCTATTTATTAAATTAGGATTTAATAAATCAATTAATTCATTATCATTTGTTAATAATAATATTTTTGCACTATTTATTTCATTAACTTTATACATAAATTTATAATTTATCATTTCAAAATTATTAAATAAAACTATTAAATTATTATTTGATAGTTTTATTTCAACTTTAATATAATTCATGTCTTTTATTATAGTTTGGATAAGTTTATCAAATGTAATTACTTTTTTAAATAATGTTTTTTTATGTTTAAAATGTATTGTATTTTTATTAATAGTTATAATATATTTATTATTATCGATTATTAAATTTAAATATATATTACATGTTATATTAAACAATTTAAAGCTAATACTATTTTTTTTTACTGTTAAATTATAATTATATATTGGATAATTATTAACTTTTAATTTAATATAATTTTTATTATATTTTTTATAATTAAAAATAACTAACCATAACTTTTCCATAAAAAGTCCCCAATCAACATGTATTGTATTTTTATTATATGCCATATAATTATGATAATACCTAGTATTATATCTAAAATCATATAATATCATTGATAACATATTATTATAAAAATCAACTGAATTATCTAATATAACTTTTTTATCAATACAAAATAAACCTGCATAACATACTGGAAATAGATCATCTAAATCTACATTTTTTAAACGAAATCTTTCAACAAAAAATTTAAATACATTATCTACATTATATAATTTTTTTGTTAAATTTACTAATTTTTCAAAATGAATTTGTTGATAATAATATGGATATCTAGTAACAAAATTATTATCTAAATATTCTACATGTATTGGACTTTTTTTAATCCACAAATTTGTTGTTTTATCTAATACTGGTTTAGGAGGATCATAAAAATATAAAGGTTTTTCTCCTTCTGGCCAATAATATGCTGATAATGGTTGTACTGGTTCAAATAATTTTACATTTTTTAATAAATCTAAAAATCCAGGACTATGAAAAATAGAATCACCTTGGCAAAATATTGTTTTATGCGCCAAGTTATCATAATTATTAATAATATGATATAAATAAGTATGAGATTCTCTGCCAATATTAGGTAATTTTATAATATTGTATTTTATATCAGATATTTCTATATTATCTAATCCTTTATTATATATTGTAATTTTAATACTTTTAGGAATTTTTTTTAACCATGATAAATCTTCATTATATCTTGCTATTACTATTTCCATTTATATAATTTAATTAGAAAATAAAATTATTTACTTTATGAGGAATAATATTATGAAATGATAATGTTTCTATAAATATTTTTCTAATTCTCTATTTTTAGAATTAGGATTTAATAAATCAGTAAATTTATTATCTTCAGTTAATGAAAATATTTTTCCATTATTTATTTTATTGATTTTATTTTTAAATATATAATTTAGTATAACAATATTATTAATAGATATAATTAAAGTATTATTATGCAATTTAATATCTATAATAATATAATTCATATCTTTAAATAATTCTTGAATATTTCTATTAATAGTAGTATCATATTTATATAAAGTTTTATTGTAATGTTTTAAAAATATAACATTTTTTGAAATACTTACTGAATAAATTTGATTATCAATTATTAAATTAAAATATAATTCACATGTTATTACAAATAATTTAATCTTAATATTATTTTCTTTAACAGTTAAATTATAATTATATATTGGATAATCTTTAACCTTTAAATTAATATAATTTTTATTGTGTTTTTTATAATTAAAAATAACTAACCATAATTTTTCTAAAAAAAGACCCCAATCAACTGATTTTGTATTTTTACTAATAACATTACCATTTTTAAAAAATCTTGTATCATATCTTATGTCATAAATTAACATTGATAATATATTATTATAAAAATCAATTGAATTTTCCAATATAATTTCTTTATTAACACAAAACAAACCAGCATAACATACTGGAAATAAGTCATCTAAATCTACATTTTTTAAAAGAAATCTTTCAACAAAATATTGTAAAACATTATTTATATTATAAATTTTTTTAACTAATTCAACCAATTTAATAAAATGATGCTGTTGATATATATATGGATATCTTGTGCAAAAATTGTTATCCATATATTCTACATGTACTGGGCTTTTTTTAATCCATAAATTTTTTGTTTTTTCTAATACTGGTATAGGAGGATTAGATAAATAATAAGGTTTTTCTCCTTCAGGCCAATAAAATGCAGATAATGGTTGAACAGGTTCAAACAATTTTACATTTTTTAATAAATCTAAAAATCCAGGACTATGAAAAATAGAATCGCCTTGACAAAATATTGTCTTATGTGCCAAGTTATCATAGTTTTCAATAATATGATATAAATAAGTATGAGATTCTCTACCAATATTAGGTAATTTTATAATATCATATTTTACACCAGTTATTTTTATATCATCTAGTCCTTTATTATATATTGTAATTTTTATAGTTTTAGGAATTTTTTTTAACCAAGTTAAATCTTCATTATATCTCGCAATTACAATTTCAATTTTCATTTATATTATTTTATTAGATAAAAATTATTATTTCATGTAAATAATAATTTTTATCTAATAAAATTTATATTAGTCTTTACTGGAAGACATCGACAATATTACTATATTCTCCTTTAGTGTATTTAGATTCTATATTTAAATGTGGATTTAATAAATCGATAACTTTATTATTAGGCATTATTGATAATAATTTAACATTATTTATTTTATTGACAATATATTTAAATGTATAATTAATAACAGTTAAATCATTAATTGATATATTTAAAGTATTATTATATAATTTTATATTTACTGTAATATAATTCATATGTTTAAAAATATCTTGAAATTTTTTATAAAAAAAAACACTATTTTTATGTATTATTTTTCCAAAATATTTTAAATATATTACATGTTTCATTATAATTATTGTATACTTTTTGTTATCAATTGTTATATTCATATATAATCGTGATATTATGTTAAATAATTTAAAACTACAAAAACTTTCAGTATTAGTTAAATTATAATTATATATTGGATAATCTTTTATTTTTAATTTAATATAATTTTTATTATGTTTTTTATAATTAAAGATAACTAACCATAATTTCTCTAAAAATAAACCCCAATCAATAAATTTCATATTCATATTATTCAATACAAAACCTTTTCTATAATCATACAATAACATTGACAAAATATTATTATAAAAATCAATAGAATTTTCTAATATAACTTCTTTATTGACACAAAATAAACCTGCATAACATACTGGAAATAAGTCGTTTATATCTACATTTTTTAAACGAAATCTTTCAACAAAAAACTTAAAAATATTATCTACATTATATGTTTCTTTAACAAATTCTACTAATTTAATATAATATTGTTCATAATAGAAATATGGATATTTTGTAACAAAATTATTATCCATATATTCTACATGTATAGGATTTTTTTTAATCCATAAATATTTTGTTTCATCTAATAATGGTTTAGGTGGATTATAAAAATAATGTGGAGGTTCTCCTTCAGGCCAATAAAACGCAGATAATGGTTGAACAGGTTCAAACAATATTACATTTTTTAATAAATCTAAAAATCCAGGACTATGAAAAATAGAATCGCCTTGACAAAATATTGTCTTATGTGCCAAGTTATCATAATTATTAATAATATGATATAAATAAGTATGACTTTCTCTACCAATATTAGGTAATTTTATAATATCATATTTTACACCAGCTATTTTTATATCATCTAGTCCTTTATTATATATTGTAATTTTTATAGTTTTAGGAATTTTTTTTAACCACGATAAATCTTCATTATATCTTGCAATTATTATTTCTGTTTTCATATAATAATATTTATTAGATAATATTTTTAATATAAAGATATAAAAATATATTTATATAAAAATGAGCAAATTATTATTTATTGGATCTATGTTAGTACCATATATTGTCGAAGTATATTTACGCCAAACTTGTTGTACAGGAAATATGGCTTTAAATGGCGTGTGGTTAGATATTTATTATAAAAGAAATACATTTTATTTATCATTAATTATATTATTTTTGAGTTATATATTAAATTATGTTTATTATGGATCAATTTTAGTTTTTATTTCATTATGTCTTTATATAAATACTTGTAATAAATGGTATAAATATTTAGTAAAGTAATCTTAATTTCATTAAACCATTTTGGAATAAATAATCTTAAATTTACTATATATAGAAATTAAAATTTTATTTAGTATATATATAAATGATAGAATTTTTATTAATAATTTTTTTAGTTATAATTATTATTATAATTATTAATATATTATATTTTAACGATGATGATCTAAATGAAAGTTTTGGTGATTTCTCACCATATCAAGGTAATGAATCATATCCATTTGTATATGAAAAAACAATGGATCAAAAAATGTTACAAAAAACATTAAAACCATGGGAAACACCTTTTAATTGTTTAGCTAATGCAGGATATTTAAATGCTGAACCAAAAGGAATACCTCCATCTGTTTCTATATGTTCGTTTGAAGATATGAAATATCCAAGATTTTAATTTATTAAAAAAATTTAAATTTAAAAAGTAAACACTTATAAATATTATAACATGCAACATTATAAATTAAGTCCTTATTTAAATATATTTACTGATAAAGTATGTAATAATAAAATACCAGAAAACGAGTTAGCATATACATTTCCATATAAATTAGATGCATTTCAAGAAGAAGGAATATATAGAATATATAAAAATGAAAATATATTAATAACAGCACATACAGGTTCAGGTAAAACAGTATTAGCCATTTATGCTATTTTTCATTGTTTTAAACAAAATAAAAAAGTTATTTATACATCACCCATTAAATCATTATCAAATCAAAAATATGCAGAATTTGTTGAAATATTTGGAAAAGAATCTGTTGGTATAATGACAGGAGATATTAAAATGAATCCAGATGCACCATGTATAATTATGACAACTGAAATATTAAGAAATTTACTTTATAAAAAGAATGAATCAATAAATATAGATGAAGTTGGAATAGTCATATTTGATGAAGTACATTATATAAATGATCCAGATAGAGGAAAAGTTTGGGAAGAATCTATTGTATTATTACCAAAAGAGACTAATCTTGTAATGTTATCTGCAACTATTGATAAACCTGAACAATTTGCTTCTTGGATTGGAAATATTAAAACAGTACCAATAAGTTTGATTCCAACGACACACAGAGTTGTTCCATTAAAACATTATTTTTGGAAATATTATATTTTTGACAATAATGGTAAGGATGAAATTAGATGGGAAATGTGTGAAATAATGGATGAAAATAATAAATTTAAAAACTATGATTTAATTAGAAAGAATTATCGAGTTTTTGACATAAATAAAATAATGGATAAATTAGTAGATAATTTAGTTGATAATAATTTTATTCCTGCACTATTTTTTAAGTTTTCTCGTAAAAAGTGTGAAACAATATGTAAAACTGTCAGAAGAAATTTATTAAGTTTTGAGGAAATAGCAACAGTTGAAAATATATTTAATTTTCAAATGAGACATTATAAAAAAATATATGAAATTTTACCTCAATATCAAGATGTTTATCAACAATTAAAAAAAGGTGTAGTTTATCATCATTCTGGTTTAATTCCAATTTTAAAAGAAATAATTGAAATTTTATATAGTAAAGGATTAGTAAAAATATTATTTGCAACAGAAACATTTGCAATAGGTGTTAATATGCCAACTAAAACGGTATTATTTACAGATATTCAAAAATATGATAATAATGGTTTAAGAACATTAAGAACAGATGAATATTCACAAATGAGTGGTAGAGCAGGAAGAAGAGGACTTGATAAATTTGGTTCTGTTATAATACTACCTTGTATGGATTTACCTTCAGAATTATGTTTTAAAACTATGTTAACTGGAAATAAACCAGCATTAAGTTCAAAATTTAAATTATCTTATCAATTTGTTTTAAGAACTATAATGAAAAATGATGAAAATAATGTATCACTTTTTTTATCGAAAACATTAATTATGAATGAGAATGATAAAATTGTAATTGAAATGTATAATGAAAAAAATATTATTCAAAACAAAATAAAAGAAATAAATTTTGATGAAATACATATTGAAAATATAAAAAAATATGAAAAAATTCAAAATAGATTAACTGACACATTATTTACACTAAAAAAGAAAGATAAAGATAAGTTTGAAAAAGAAAAGAAAACTATTGATAATATACCTAACTTTAAAGAAAATTATGAAAAATTTATACAACAAAAAGAATTAAATAATACTCTTACTAAAGTTGAAAGAGAAATTAGTGCATGTAATAATTCATTAAAAGATGATATAAATAAAATGATACAATTACTTGAAAAAGAAAATTATGTTAATAGTAAAAAAGGAATAATAGCAATGAATATAAATGAATGTAATGAATTAATTTTTACTGAAATGATTACTAAAGGATTATTAGATAATTTAGATTTTCCTGAAATTATTTCTATTTTAGCATCTTTTATAAATGAAAAAGACCAAAATAATAATGAAAGATATATTGATGATTTAGATATTTCTAAAAATGTAATTAAAGTACTGAAAGAAATAACAAAAATAGGAATATATTTTCAAAAATTAGAAGATGAACATCAAATTTATATTAATACTGATTATACACTATATTTAGATTTTATTGAACCTGCATATATATGGGCAAGTGGAAAATCAATTGCTGATGTATATCGTTATACACAAATATATGATGGTAATTTTGTAAAAGCAATAATGCGTATAAATAATATATGTGATAATTTAATGGAAATTTGTAAAAACATTGAACGTTATGATATATGCGCTAAGTTAGAAGGATCTACACAAAAATTAATTAGAGATATTACTAGTAATAATTCATTATATGTTCAGTAATTTATAAAGTAGATTCACTGCATTATTATATTTCAAACTTTGAGTAAAGGTTTTTCATAATTCTGGTTTTATATCTTACTCCAAATGAGAGTAATAATAACACACCCATTATCATGATTAGCAATCCCAGAACATCGAGACCTCTCAGATATAAGATTGCAATGTTTAATAACAACAATCTATTAACCAGTTCTTCAGCAACTGGTTTATCTGTTTCTATAACGTGAATGGGATTCCTCATTCTTAGCGCAGTAAGAAATAGCTCGCTATCAAAGTACAACAACGATGTCACTACGATTAGCAGTCTATCATTTATTACAGTTTTTTTGGAAACTGAATCATGACGAAGTTTGTCGAAAACACACCGACTTACGAAAATTGTCATAGCTGATATAGCCATATCAGTTAGGCTCAATTTTCTTAAGAAGATTGTTGATAACCAAACAAATACTGCGGTGTCTGCATGGTCTGAGAATAACCGAACCAATATCGGATACATCTCATAGATGCCTTCTTTCATATCGGAAAGGAATTTATTCTTTCTGATGATAATGCACATTGCTTTCACAATTGCATTATCTCCAGAAACGTATTTTTGTTCTGGGTTAAAGAACAAAAATGTAAGAAATATCAGGATAATTGAATAAAAATACATTGTAGAAATAAGTGAATAAAGGTGAATAAAGTCGAATAAAAGTTTAATTAAATATTTTACAATACAATTTTTTATACCATAATTTTTTAACCATCATTTTTTTTTTTAATATTTATAAAGACACTAAACAAAAATTAAAATTCGTCATCATCAATATCGTCATCATAATAATTAAAATTTGATGAACAACTTTGAGAACACACAAATTTATGATCTAGTGGCAAAGTTTCTGATTTCAAAGCTTCTTTGAAAATGTTTGGATGTGTAAATTGTTCCAATGCATCACAAAAACGTGTTGCTTTATCAGCATAATATGGCACTAATTCTTCGGCGAAATTATGCCTAATAGAATATATTTTAGAAATTTCTGAAATATCTTTAGTGACTTGTGTACAAACAGGCACAGCCTTCAGTGTGAATTTCCCTATAACTACCCGAGTTCTGCAAACAGGGCATTTGGTTACATACTTATTTACCCTAATTCCATATGGATTGGCCAAAAAGAATTCAGCTACTTGAGCTGGAGGAGTAATAGCAATACCCATGTCACTTAAGATTGATTCTTCACTCATATCACACGATTCATAGAGAAATTTTACATCGCTTAGTAATGAATCGTAAAACTTTCGGTAGACATCTGATACTTTTCCCACAAAATTATATTTGAGGGTTACATAAATATCACATTTGAAATACAGAAAAATTTCTAAGATTGATTTTTCTATTTCAATGTGTAATACATTAACAGTACCACCTTTTACAGTTTTACGGTCGACGTAGTATCTACAATCTGGGAATATGACTTTCATGAATTTTCCTGTCAATGGACAGGGCATTTCATCATCTATGTATGACATTTTTTGTGTAAAATTCCAAGTTTCAAAATTAATAGCAATATCAATTAAGTATTTTATTTATATATTTTATATACCAATTACTTTTTATCATCAATTTTTTTATGTATTTTCCTTCGTAAACTCCGGAAAATAGTTCTTTATCTACACATAAATTCATTGTATTTTCCTTCGTAAACTCCGGAGTATATCCTTAAACTTGCGCTAAAGCTTCAGTTTACTACATATTTTCCTTCGTAAACTCCGGAAAATAGTTCTTTATCTACGCATAAATTCATTGTATTTTCCTTCGTAAACTCCGGAGTATAACTTAGGATTAAAAAGACTAATTGAAAAGAAATATAAAGTATTAATGATAGATGAATATTGTACTTCAAAGCTATGTTCAAAATGCAATAAAGAATTAACACATTATAAAATGAGTAAAAAAGATATTATAAATTATCAAAATAAAAATAAGAAAGAATTAAAAAGTAAAAATAAACATCGTTTATTGGTCTGTTCAGGATGTTGTAGTTCAGAAAACAAAATAAAAACATTTTGGAACAGAGATGTAAATGCATGTCTAAATATGCTAAAATTAACACAACAATGGATAAATACAAAATCCAGAAATGTATTATTTAGCAGAAATCAACAAATCAAGACTTTAACCGATATACAGGTAAAATAAAGTCTATCAGTTGTTTTTACGTACCTTTTTCTAATTTTTCAAATTCTTTTTTTATTATAAAAATCGGCGTTTGAATTGTTAAAAGGTGTAAAAATATATTTTAATTAAATATATTTAGTATATATAAAATGATATATGATATTATCATAATTGGTGCAGGAATTTGTGGTTTATATTGTGCATACAAATTATTATTAAAAAATCCTAATTTAAAAATATTAATATTAGAAAAAAACAGTAAAAAAAATATTGGTGGAAGAGTAGGTAATTATTTATTTGAAGGAGTTAATGTTGTGAAAGGTGCTGGTATAGGTAGAAAAAAAAAAGACACTTTATTATATAAATTATTAACTGAATTAGATATAAATACCAATGAATTTCAATCTACACATCAATATTCAAATAATTTATTAAATAAATGTGATGTTAAAAATATTTTTGATTTATTAAAAATAGAATATAAAAAAAATAGTGTAAAATCTAATAAAACATTTAAACAATTTGCAATAAAAATATTAGGAAAAACAAGATATAATAATTTTGTTACGTGTTCTGGTTATTCTGATTATGAAAATGCAGATATATATGATACATTATATAATTATGAGTTTGATGATAATTATACAAATTATACAGGATTTTCAGTAAACTGGAAATTATTAGTTAAAACACTTATTGATAAAATAAATATTAATAAAATAAAAACAAATATAACTGTTACAAAAATAATTAAAAATAATGATAATTTATTTTCAATTATTTCTAATAAAAAAATTATATATAAAACAAATAAAATTATTATTGCAACAACTGTAAAAACTGTTAAAAAGATATTACCTAAATATAAAATATATACTAATATTGGTACAAACTCTTTTTTAAGAGTTTATGCTAAATTTTCAAAGAAATCAATACCAGTTATGGAAAAATATGTTTATAAATATACTATAGTTAATAGCAAATTACAAAAAATAATTCCAATAAATTCAAAAAAAGGTATTTATATGATTGGATATTGTGATAATAAAAATGCAGATTATTTAATAAAAAAAATTAAAAATAAACATTACTTTGAAAATTTAATAAAAAAATCATTAAATATTAAAAATAAAATTAATATTAAAATATTAAAATTAAAAGGATTTTATTGGAAAAATGGGACACATTATTATTTACCATTAAATCATAAATATAAAAATAGAGAAGAATTTATAAATAAAGCACAATTTCCATGTAATAATATATATGTTGTTGGAGAAATGGTTGCTAAAAATCAAGGATGGACAAATAGTGCTCTTTTAAGCTGTGAAAATGTATTTTCTGGAGTTTACGGATGAAAATAGTTCTTTATCTACGAATATTTTCCTTCGAAAACTCCATAAAATAGCAACAAATCTACATTTTTTTCCTTTATAATTTTTCACTAAAGCTTCAATTTAGTATATATTTAAGAGATTGTGATATTGATATATCTTTATCAAACGTATTTTTACATTTTAATGCTCCAAATAGAAATACAACATAACTAAATTTATTTTTATATTCATATTTTTTTTGACCTAAATAAACAATAAATCCAATAAATATTAAAATTAATACAATTATTTTTAACATATCTCTAATTTTCAATAAAGTATTATATAATTTTATATCTTTTTCTTTATCATTTAAAATTTCATCATTTTTTAATTTTAATAAATAAATTATTGCCAATAGTATTAATATTGCAATGAAAAACTGATATTGTGTCTTAATTAAAAATATAAAAAAAATATATAATAAAAATGAACGTAATATTATTTGATATATTTTTTTATCCTTATTTTCTATTTCTAATAATGAAACAAAAAAAATTAATGTCAAAAAACAAATAAAATGTCTTAAAAAAATACTTTTTGATAATACATATTTTAGTCTACATGGAATTAATTCTGTTGCATAACCACCTGATAAAATTAATAACAATATAAAAATAGAGTATAATGGAATATCTTCAATATTAAACATTATATATATACTCTTTCAATAAAATTTTTTTAATAAATATTTTTTAATAAAATATAATTAAAACTTATTTTCCTTCGTACACTCCAAAGTATAACCTTAAACTTATGCTAAGCTCCAGTTTACTGTATTTTCCTTCGTAAACTCCAGAAAATAGTTCTTTATCTACACTTCGTTCCGATAAATTCATTGTATATTTTCCTTCGTAAACTCCAGAAAATAGTTCTTTATCTACACTTCGTTCCGATAAATTCATTGTATATTTTCCTTCGTAAACTCCGGAAAATAACCATAAACTTACGCTAACGCTTCAGTTTACTATATATTTTCATAATCAATATTTTTTCTACATAATGGACATGACATTTTATTATTATTTTCACAACATTTTTCATTCCATTTTTCATAACAATATTTACATAAATTATGTTTACAATTTAATTGTATACTATTTAATGATAATATATTTTCATAACAAACTGGGCATTCATATTTATTTTCTTTAGAAAATAAATCTTTATCTACGCATAAATTTTCTGATAAAATTTCTTTAGAAAAATGTTTGTTATCTATTTTAATAAAAACATTATATTTTTTTATAAAATTTTTTTTATCAAAATATTTTATATTATTATTTATTTCAAAATTATCAAATTTATCGTAAATATATTTTATTTTATTTATATTATTATTTAATTCTTCAAATTCACAATATAATTCCATTTAATTATATTTATAATAATTTATTTATATTAAAATTTATTTAAAGTTATTATAATAAAATTATAAGTAGATTTTCATGAATATAAATAATAACAGATGTATTGGATTTACTAAAAATAATAAAAAGTGTAGAGCTATAATTAGTAATAATGATAATAAATTTTTTTGCTGTGATAGTCATCAACCACTTAATAAAGAAATTTTAAAAGATGGTTGTTTTATATGTATGGAAAAAATAGAAAAATCAAACGAACTTATATATTTTAAATGTAAACATATATTTCATAAACCATGTTATTTAGATTGGTTAATTTATTCAACATATAAAAATTCTATTTGCTTAGTTTGTAGAAATGAAGTTTTAATAAATAAAAATAATATTAAAACAAAATATAATCAGTTAAATGCTAAATTGCTTGAAAAACTTATAAATATTGATAAAGAATTAAATATATATAATCCACCTTTTTAATATAAATGAACTTAAAATAATATAAATAAATATTAATATAATGGAAAAATGTACTGAAAATTTTAATTTAAAATATACATGGATATTATGGTTTCATAAAGTAAATGATTCCAATTGGAATATTGATAGTTATTCAAAAGTATTTGAAATAAAAACATATAATGATCTTTTATTTATTTTAAACGAAATTGAAAATATATCATCTGGTATGTTCTTTTTAATGAAAGAAGGTATTGTACCAATATTTGAAGATACTCATAATATTAACGGTGGTTATTGGTCAATTAGAGTTCCAAAAAAAGAATCATATTCTTTTTGGGAAAAAATTGTATATTATTTATGTGTAGATTTTATAACAGATGATAGTAAATATGAAGAAAAAATAAATGGAATATCAATAAGTCCTAAAATTAATAATTGTATTTTTAAAATTTGGAATTCTAATTATAAGGAAATTAATACAAAAAATATGCGAAAGAATTTAGATTTTATAAATTGGGATGATACATTTTATTTGGAACATAGTGCTAATTAAATTTAAAAAGTAAGTATATTTTTTAAAATATTAATATTAATAATTAAATATGGAAGAAAATCAAAATAATATGTTTTTTTTATTTCAAAAATTTATGGAAAATATAAATCCAGAAATGATAAATATGAATATGATAGAAAAATCGATGAAAAAAAATCGTAAATCCAAAAGAAAAAATAGAGTTGATGATGATGACAATAAAGTAGTTATTGAAAATTTAGATGGAGAAGATATAGAAAAAAATACTTATGAAGATGACGAAAATAAAGAAAATGAAGATGATGATGAAGAAAATGAAGATGACGATGATGATGAAGATGACGATGAAGACGATGATGAAGACGATGATGAAGACGACGACGATGATGAAGACGACGATGATGAAGACGATGATGATGATGAAGACGATGATGAAGATGAAGACAATGATGACGACGATGACGATGAAGAAAACGATGAAGACGATGATGACATGACATATGTAGTACCATGTTCATATTGCAATGAATTAATATGTGATAATAAATATATAATTACATCGTGTAGTCATTTTATTCATACAAGCTGTGTTATAAAAGAAGTTTTAAAAAATAATACCAATAAAGATTTAAGCTCTAATATTAAAACAAATGAAGAACTAGATAAAATTTTGAATGATGTATCTAAAGAATTATTTGATGATGTTAAGTGTAAATCTGAAAAAAATATTAATAATGATAACAAAGATAATGATGAAGACAATGATGAAGACAATGATGAAGACAATGACGAAGACAATGATGAAGACAATGATGAAGACAATGACGAAGACAATGATGAAGACAATGATGAAGACAATGACGAAGACAATGATGAAGACAATGACGAAGACAATGACGAAGACAATGACGAAGACAATGATGAAGACAATGATGAAGAATGCCAACATTGTAAAAATATTTTCAAAATCTAATCAGTGTATATAGTATTTTTCTTTGTAAACTCCGGAGTATACAAAGGAAAATACTTAATAAAAAAAATGATTTATTTTTAATAAATATATAAACATTATTTAATAATATTTATATATAAAATGAATGAATTAATTAAAATTTACAATGATTGCGAGGAATATAAACAACTTATTCCAGATTCTCAATCATATGAAAAAGCTAAAAATATTTATTTAAGTCATCCTAAAAAAAAATATGAAATATATCCAAATTTATTTGATTTTTTTGATAGATTTGAATTAAAAAATGGTTTAATATCAATAGAAGATTATTTACATAATTTTAATCAATTATTAAAACAAAAATTAATTAAAGATAAAAAAAGTTATGACGAAATTTTAACTCAGTATGATTTTGATGGTTATCATTCATTATGTAAGTTTTTATTAGATTTAATAGTAAATGAAGAAGATGAAGAGGAAGAAACAGAAGATACAAAAATAGAAACAAATTTAGATGATATATCTAATATAAAAGATAATTTTTTTTTTCATAAAAATCAAATTAGAGGTATTGAAAAAGCAATTGAAACAAATTTTGCAACAGGTATACATAGTCAGGCAACTGCTTGTGGAAAAACTATAATGGAATTAAAAATATTATGGGAATATCATAAAACATATCCTACGCATAATTTAATGTGGTTTTGCGAAAGAATCGATATTCCTAGAAGTTTATTTTTTACAAAAGTTTCGACAATAAATTTATCAGATAAATATGTATATAATCAAGAAAATTTTGATTTTTTCAGAAATAACGATATATTTGATTTTAGTCAATTTAATATTATAGATTTTATCAATAACAAACCTCGTAAATTAGCAGGTTCATTTTTAGAAAATTCAATGAGATTAAATGGAAAACCATATTTTATTATTATTAATCGTGCATATGCAACTTCAAAATCTGATTTTAGAACAAATGAAGATAAAACAGTTCGTAAATTCTATAAATATGAAGAAATTATTGATTATACTATGCCACAATTGATTGCGTTTGATGAATGCCATTCAGGTATGGCAGAGAAAACATATGAGTTTTTATTATATGCAAAACATGTATGGAATTCTAAAATTCATGGATTATCTGCAACAGCATATAGAAAAGGTATATCTAATACAAGTTTTTCAGAAAATCTTATATCATCAATTGTAAATATTGATAAATATGATACAATTTCTAATTTACAAAAATTAATTAATATTTTTCATAAACATGATAATCATAATGAATTAAATATTATTTCTTGGTGTAATATTAAAGAAGCAATTGAAGAAGGTTATATTTTAGAACCAATATTTCATTGGTATAATATTTCGAATAAATCAAATGATAAAAATGATGAAATTGAAATTAATTCTACATTTTCTGTATTAAATGAAACTTTACGTTTATGTGAATTTAAGAAATGCATAGTATGGTGTAGAATGATAGATTTAACAAAAGAATCTTTTGATAATTTTAAAAAATATCAAGGTTCATATGATATTTTAAAAAATATGAAAGCGTATATTGATTACTCACGTACGGATAATGGAGTTGATAATGTGAAATATTGCAAAAACTATGATGAATTTTACAAATCAGATGATAACACCATATTATTTTGTGCATGTAAATATCGTGAAGGTTCAGACATACCATTTTTGAATTGCGAATTATTACTAGACAAAGTTAAGGATAGAACAGAAATTGTTTATATTCAATCTATTGGAAGAGTATTAAGACGTTCTATACATAAAGAAAAAGGTATTATTAAAAGTAATGGTCATATTATTGATTCAATATCTACAGATAATAACAATGTAAAAGCTAAAAATATCATTATGAAAGTATTGAAATATTATTTAGAATTATTTGATATATCGTTTAAAAATGATGCAACACAAAATCAGTTGAATAAACTTCAAATGTTTAATCAAATTATGAGTAATATCAAAATTGAACCTGAAAAAAAAAGTATTTCTATTATGTTAAATAATGATAAAAAGATTACAATTGATTTAAAAAAATTGGATATCAATACATTAGAATGGAAAGATTTAATAAAACATTTTCATGAAATATTGAGAGAAGAAATGGAGTTTGATGAATATGATAAATTTATTAAATTTAAAAATGATATTAAAAAATATAATTTTCAATCAGATATTGAATATAAAGAAAAAGCATTAGAATTGGAATTACCAATAGACCCTGAAATTATATATGAACCTTATTGGAAAGGATGGTATGATTTTTTTAGTATTGATACTACAATTTTTATATCTGATTTTTATGATTGGAAGAAAAAAGTTAAAGAACTCAATATTAATAGTATTGAAGAATACTATGAATCATGTAAAATTTATGATTTTTTACCAATTATGCCAAAAGAATTATATAAAAATATGGCATCGATAACAGAATATTTTAATGATAAAATTGTAAAAATAAGACGATAGATAAAAAAAATGATTTTATTTCAATATAAGATTAAAATTATATAAGTAATTTATAAATGATAAAAATGTCAATCACAAATAAAGATAGCTTACGTAATTATATACATAGTATTCATGATTTTTTAAGAAATAATGGTGCAGGATATGGAATGAATGCATTAAAAATATTTAATATATTTTATGGTTTGTTAAAAATTGAAGAAAATGAAGAATTATTTAATAAATTAATTAATCCTGTTAAGGATATTGATAAAGATAAAATAAATATAATATTTAAATACAGTTTATTAGATATACAATATAAAGAAAAGTTTACAAAACTATTTGTTGAAAATAGTAATATTGAAAATGACAAAGATTATCAAATATTAATTGATGGTTTTCGTAAAGTTTATCGTTTTACAAATTTATTAAATTATACAAATCCAATGGATCAAAATCGCGAAGATTTATATCAAATTGTAAATGGACCAATATTAGATAGGTTATCAATTGGAAATTTAAGAAATTTTTTATTTTATGAAATTCCAGTATTAAGAAATGAAATATATTGTGCATTGGTTAAAAAAATAGCAGTTCTTAGAAAACATGATAATTTAAACAATATTGATGATACGCATTTTCAATTAAATGGGAAAATATATGAATATTTTGTTGGTCGTGATAAATCTGCAATATCAGAAATGGGTGCTTATTTTACGGATCGATATATTATTAATTATATTTATCAAAAATTATTAAATCCCAAATTAAATAAAAATGGAACTGTAAAAAAAATGATTGATATGTTTGGTGGTTCTGGAGGTTTTACTTTAGGATACACTCAATATTTAATGGATGAATATCATAATATTAACTGGGAAACAAATATAAATAGTATTTTTCACTATGATATGAATGAAGATGTTGTTAAATCAGCATCTTTAGAAATGATGTGTTTAACTGGAGTAATTCCAGACGATGATCATTTTAGAAAAGATAATTCATTTAATTCAGATATCAATAAAACTTATTTTGATTATATTGTTACAAATCCACCTTATGGAGGAGATAAAAATAATAAAACAGAGGAACAATTGAGAAGAGATAAAATTAAAGAATATATTAAAGAATCATTAAAAGATGTAAATATTAGTCATGAAACAGAATTAAAACGCAATCAACAATTAACACAAATAAATCTTGAAGAAAAAAGAGAAAAAGAATTGTGGGAAAAAACAAAAGTATCGCTATCAGGTTGTTCTCATAGAGTAAAAGATTTTTGTAAAAAGTTTGGATTAAATCCAAATGATAAAGAAGGTTGTTCATTTGTTATGTTAATGGAAATGTTAGCACCTAATGGAACATCAATTGGTGTTTTAAAAGAAGGTGTTTTCTTTGATGGTTCTTACAAAGATATCAGAAAAGTATTACTTGAAAACTATAATGTTACTAAAATTATATCAGTAGATGCAAAAGCATTTGAAAACACTACTACAAAAACATCTATTATTGTTTTTCATAACACTGAAGAGAAAACAAGTAAAGTTGAATTTTTTAATTTAGTTGTTAATAAAGAAAAAGAGGATGTTTATGGAGAAGATGAAAATGGATATATTATTTTAACAAAAAGTAAAGATGATATTATTGAAGTCACTGATACTCAAACTGCTGTTGCATCTATTGAAAGTATTAGAAATAAAGATTATATATTAAATTTTAAGGTTTATGAAAAACCAAAGATTAAATGTAATGAAGGTTATCATTTTGAAAATATTGGTGATTTAATTAAAAGTAAAAAGATTATTTATGGACCTTCTAGTAAATTAGACGCATCACATGGAAAAGATACGGGAGAATATAATTTTTTTACATCATCTAATATAATTAAAAAATGTGATGTACTAAAGTGTGAAGAAGAATATATTATTTTTGGTTCAAGAGGAAATGGTAGTATACATATATCTTCAAATTTTAATTTTTCATCAAATGTAATTATATTTAAATCAAACTTTAATAAATATTTATATTTTATTTTTAAAGGATTGTGGAATAATTTAATACATATGAATGGAAGTGTAATTAAAATGATTACAAAAGAATTACTAAATAATATAAATATTCCAATCCCAAATGACCCTTCAAGAATCGAATATTGGTCAAATACAATTGGCACACAATTTGATTTAATCAATTCTAGTAAAAAAGAGATTGATGAAATTGAAAATAAAATTATGACTGAGATTAAAAGAATATGTGATTATGAAGATTGTAAAGAAGTTAAATTTAAAGATTTATGTTTAATAAATCCTGAAAATATGAAAACTAATAGTAATTATGAATATATAAATTATATTGATATTAGTTCAGTAGAAAAAGGAAATTTATTAGGATATAAAAATATTAAAAAAAATGATATTTATCCTTCAAGAGCAAAAAGAATAACTTGTAAAAATGATATTTTATATTCAACTGTAAGGCCAAATTTAAAAGGATATACAATAATTAAAGAAAATATTAATAATTGTATATCATCTACTGGTTTTACGTTACTAAGGAATAAATCAAATATTAATATTTATTATATTTATTATTCATTAATATCTGATGAAAATACCAATATACTTGTGACAAAAGCAAAGGGCACAACATATCCATCTGTATCAAGCAATGATATTGAAGTATTAAAAATAAAACTCCCTAAAAACACTCAATTAATCGACAATCTTCAACCAGATTTTGACAGATTAGAAGAACTTCATAATATTAACAGTAATGCTAAATCTATGTTTGATTCACTAACTCTTCAACTCCGAAATGAAGCAATTAGTGATTGTGAAACAGAATCATTTGAAGATTATGATTTAAACAATGACTTAAACAATGAAATTGAAGAAACATGTGATACTAAATCAATAATTTCAACAACTTCGAGTAAGAGTACAAAGTCTAAATCATCTAAAACAAAAGAATCTAAATCTGAATTATTAGAAGAATTTGAATACATTCCTGTAAAAATAACTGTTGAAACATTTGCTGAAATTAAAAAGCGTTTAAACAACGGACATGAAACAAAAATAAGATGTCCTTGTAATAACGATATATTATTTCAATCAAATCGTTGGGATGAACATCGTAAAACAGATATTCATAAAGAATATGTTAAACAATGTTTATTGCCTGAAGAGAAAGATAAAAAAAAATCTTCTAAAAAGAAACAAATTGAACAAATTGAAGTTGTATGATTTTTTTAATAAAAAAATCAATATAAACAATATTTATTATTAAATATATAAAATGACTACAATTTATGATATATTTACATTTATAAAAAACAATATTGATTCTTATAAAAATTTAGAAGAAATATTTAATCAATTATTGGATAAATATTATTATTTTGATATACAATTAGGATATTTTTCTTATCTCAATTATTTAGAAAACAATGATATCAACATCGTGAACAAAGAAGATATAAAATTAAAATTTAATGAAATGCGAAAAGATTATCACTTCAAACAAAATGTAAAAAAAATATATAATTCAAAATGTGTTATAACAGATGCTGAAATGTATGAATGTTCAGTTGCACATATTAAACCATTATCTCAATCAAATAATGATGAAAAGTATGATTATAATAATGGATTAATATTAAGTGAAAGTTTGCATAGATTGTATGATAAATATTTATTTACAATTGAACCAAATACATTTGAAATAATAGTATCAGAAAATATTAAAAATAAAAAATCATTGATAAATCAATATGATGGTAAAAAGTTGATATTGAATTCTAATTCTAAAAAATATTTAGAATATCATTATAATGAATTTATCAATAGATAATGAATTTATTAATAGATAATGAATTTATCAATAGATAATGTATATATTCTTCTAATAAATTTTCTAATAAATATATTTTAATAAAAATTAGGAAGGTATGTGTAGGAAACCTAGGTTTCCTCACTAGGAAGGTATGTGTAGGAAACCTAGGTTTCCTCACAAAAACTTATTCAATTTTTCAATATAAATTTGCAAATCATGATTTTTTATATATTTAAAAAATTCCAAAACATCGTATTTTTTTTGATAAGGATTTTTATGTTCTATCATTGATATGTCATTTTCTTTTAATAATATTTCTTTTCCAACATGATATTTATTAAAAAATGGTAAATAAGATACTATATCATTTTCATTTATAATGTTATATATATCAATATTTTTATTTTGATGTAAAAAATCAGCTATTTTTTTGTTTAATATTTGTGGACTTCCAAAACATATAATTTCATATTTATATTCTTCTTTTAGTTTAGATAATAGTTCAATAACAGTTAAAAAACAAAATATTGTTCCCCTTGAATGACCTGTAAATATTTTTCTATATTTCGGGAAATAATCAAATAAATTTTTAAGTATATATATAATATTATTATCAATATTATAATTTGTATAAATTTGATATAAACCTTTATGTATTTTAAAATTATCATTAAAAGATAGTGGTACTTCATTTAGTTTTAAATTTTTATACCATTCATCAAAATATAATGACCCCCTGTAAACAACATTAATTTCACTCAATTTATGGTTTATTAATATAATTAAATGTAATCTATTTTTATTATTGAAATAACCATATATATCAGTATCTGGATATTTACTATTTATAAAATCCAAGTATTTCTCAGATGTTTTAGTAAAATCATTATAAGTTAACAAAGATGTGTATTGATATGAATCAAAATATATATCATTATTTTTAATAAAATCTATTGTTAAATTTGTTTTTATATCTAATTCTGATTTAATATTAAATTTCTTTTTTTTATGATTACATAGTTTATTGTTATCAAAATTATAATCATACACTATTTTCGATAATACTGCCATTTTATTTATATTTTGTTTTAAACTATTTGAAAATAATTTAAAAGAAAATACATTAAAATTTGTAATTATATTATTTAATACAAAGTAATATTGTAAATAATAGAATATATTCATTAATATATTCTATTAATATAATTCTTTATTTTTTCCAAAAAAATAAATTTTCTTTAGTTATTATCATTATACAATTGTTCAATTTCAGTTTTATATAATTCATATATATTCTTTCGTATCATTGACATTTTAGGAGTTAACAATTTATTTTCAACGCTAAAAGGTTCAACAATAACTATTTTCTTTGGGATTTCATATTTTTTTAATTTATTAGCACTGTATAATTCAATTTCTTCTAATATGGTTTTAATGAAATTATTATCTTTTGCATCTTTTGCATCATTTGGAACAATTAAAGCAATATTAAACGCTTTATTATCACCATATACATAAATCTGTTTTATTTTTGGAATATCTAATAATACCATTTCAATATAAGATGGATTTATATATTTTCCATTATCTAATTTATATAATTCTTTTTTTCTACCATTTATATATAAATAATTATCTTTATCAATATAACCTGTATCACCCGTCATGAAATATTCATTTTTAAATGCTTTTTTTGTTTCTTCATCATTTTTGTAATAATATTGAAAAACATTAGTTCCTTTTACTAAAATTTCATTTTCTTCAATAATAACTTCATTGCAATCTAATATTTTTCCAACTGAACCTAATTTATTTAATTTTGAATGATTTAAACTTATAATTGGACTTGTTTCACTTAAACCATATCCTTGATAAACATCAATACCTAATTTTTCATAAAACTTCAATATATCTTCTGATATTGCTGAACCTCCTGTATTTATCATTCTTAGATTTTTACCAAATATTTTTTTCTTCAACAATGATTTACTATATTTTATTAAATAATCTGACAACAATAATTTTGTTAATACACTAGAGTTATTATCTAATAATTTATTATGAATTGTATACAATAATCTAGGAACAGAACAAATAATAGTAGGATTTTCTTTTTGTATATCATTTATTAAATTTTCAAGATTTTCATTGATAAAAAAAGAAGCACCTTTTGACATACCATATAATAATTCACAATTCATACCATATATATGAGACCATGGAAGAAAATTTAGATAATGATCATTGTATGTTATAAAATCATGACCTATTAATCTATCGATAGATTGAATATTTGACATTAAATTTTCATTAGTGAGTAATACACCTTTGGATAATCCAGTTGTGCCCGAAGTGTATAAAATTAAATTACTATCTTTTTCATGTACAGACACATCATCATACCAATATTCTTTTAATTCATTTTTATTTAATATATTATAATCTATAATGTAATTTTTATTAAAATCTAAATTATTTTTTTTTTCGGAATCTGAAAAAATTAATTTAGGACATGTTTCATTAATAATATAATCAATAACATTTTGATGCTGATTTTTATATATTGGTATAAATTTTAACCCAAGTGGATAGCATGCAAAATATACGGCACTCCAATCAATAGAATTATTACCAATATATATTATATTATCACCTTTTTTAACATTATGTTCTTTCATTAAATATTTATATTTATTGACGAAACTTTCCAAATTTTTATAAGTATATTGTTCATTATTTGTTTTGAATAATAGTTTAGAATAATATTTATATACAGAATATTTATATAAATCAAAAATAGTTTTCATAGTATTTTTAATTTTATTAATAAATATTATTTTAAGTTAGTTTTTTTATATAAATGTTTAGAATCCTTTATTTAGATTAAGAACAGGTATTATAGATTTCATAATATTTATAGATTCTTCTCTATTTTCTTGATAAATATTTGAAATAAGACATTCTACTTTTTTTTTAATTTCAATATTTTCATTAAAAACATCATATTTTTTATAGATAATTTGTTTTGCTCTTCTTAAATGTTCAGGTTCTAAAAAATCTTTTTCTTCAGCTTCTTTTTGTAAAATTTTCAAATGTTTTTTTAATTTTTCCATGGATTTTTCTGCAATTGATGTTAAATCCATACTTTCATATATTTTTTCAGTATTATTTATTGAATAAATCAATCCACTATTTGTATCTTTATTAATTATTACATTTTTATTTATATCATTTTTTAATATTTCTTGTAATAATTGTGTATACATATATTTTGAAAATAATAATAAATTTTTTTTATCTTCACTTATATTTGATAAACACCAATCATCATTAAATGGTTTTAATTCATCTTTTAAATTTATTATTATATTATGTACATTACTAATATTATTTATATTATTTATAGTATTATTTGAATTTATAATGTCATTTGAGTTATTAGAATTAATTATTTCATTTGTATGAATTTCAGTAAATATTTCTTTATTATCTTGTAAATCATTTATTAATGAATCTTTTTGATGCTTAATCTTAATATGTTTTGATAAATTATATTTATACTCAAATATATTTGAACATATTGGACATACATATTTATTATTTTTTTCATCATATTCTATGTTCTCATTTTTATTTTTTTTAAGTTGTTGTTCATGTTTTTCTTTTATTTCTTCATCTAGATATTTATTATTTTTATATCTTTTACATTTTAATTTTCGATTAATATGATTAATAAAAGAACATTTGAATTCTGTTTTGTAGTCACATATATAACATTGAAACGGCATTTTATCTTAATATATAATAAAAATATATTTTTATATACTAAAATTAAATGATTGGAATAAATATATTTAATGGAATATTTTAATAAAATAACAATAAATATTTATTATTATTACTATATTGTACATTTATTAATATTATATATTTATTATATTAATATTATTGATATATGTTTAATATTACAATGGAATAAAATTAATAAATAGTTTATTATTATTATATTGAAAAATATATAATATTATATAAGTATTATTGATATTAAAAAATAATAAAGGAATAAAATTTAATAAAAAAATTAATAAAAAATTTAATAAAGTGAAAAAATCGATTTCAAAAAGTTTTTTTAAAAAAAAAAAGTGTTAAAAATTATAAATTTTATTTTTAAAAAAATACACTTTTTTTTTTCAAAAAAACTTTTTGAAATCGATTTTTTCACTTTATTAAATTTTTTATTAAATTTTTTATTAAATTTTATTCCTTTATTATTTTTTAATATCAATAATACTTATATAATATTATTAAATATATAGTATATATTCAATAATAATAAATTATTAAGTTTATTCCAATATATATATATTATTATATATTTTATTCCAAAATATATTTTATTTAATTTTATTCCATATTATAAACAAATATTAATTAAAAATTTTATTTGAATAAATATTGTTATTTTTATATATAAATTTAATATATATTTTATAATATATCAACATTATTGTAAATTATTTTATATTATTTATTTAATCACAATCAGTTAAATTATTCTTATGAACATTATTTAATGTAGATATATCAGTTATTACAGATAAAAACCGAAATAATAATGTAGTTTTTTTTTCGTTATTTTCAGAAGAAAATTTATTCTACCATCTTATTAGCAATATTATAAACATTACCTATAAACATTACTTATAAATTTATATTTTTTTATGTAAATATTATATTTTAGATTAAGATTATATAAAATATTTAATGAACTTACCTAAATTATTATATAGAATAACTTAAATCAATAATCTATATATTTCTTAACCCTAATAAATCCATTTGTAAAAACTATTCAAAAATAACTTATTTCATTCTAAATGGTTCTAATCCATACCATATTATTTTTTCTTTAAATATTATTTTTTTATCTTCATCAATCATATCTAAAACTTTCTTAATACAACTAAAATCTGAACCATAATTTCCTCTAATATCAATATATGGAACTGAATTAAAATTTTAAATTTTAATCAAAAAATTAAATATTCCTTTATTAGATGCAGCATTATATGCAATAGATAAAAATTTTAATTTTTCATGCTTACATAATGTATCTAATAATATATTTAATCCTTTATCACAAAATCTATTATGAGATATGTCAAGTTTAGAAAAAGTATCACCTAATTCTGTAATTTGTTTTATAATAGAAGATACAGGAATTAATTCTTTTATATAACTATCATCTGACCATTCATTATTTGGTATAAATTCATCTAATGTAATTTGTTTATTTGAAAAGTCCAATATTTTATTTTCTTTTACTTTTTTCGATAACATATAATTCAATTTTAAAGTACTTTTTTGTTTCTTCCATGATTATATTTATAGTTAATTATTAATATATTATCATATATTAACATATATTATTTATAAAAATTTTAAATCATTTTTTTCACAATTTAATTCTAAACTGTTCTAAATCTTTTTTTGAAATAAACTTATATTTAACAACTTTAGCATTATTCATAATAAGTTTAGCAAAGCTATGATTACCATCTAATATAGTACCATATTTATCAAAATCATTTTCAATAACAATAATAGGATATGAAATATCTGCTTTTTTAATTCGTTTCATATCATCTTTAAATTTATTTTTTTAAAGTAACACTTGAAAAATAGAATAAAACATGTTTATTATCTAAATTATATGACCAACATGGATTATAAACCCAATGTTTAACATCATGTATTTTATATGTTTTAGTTTTTTGATTTTCAACATATTTCCATAATTCTTCTTGATCATATCCATATTTGAAATTATTTTTCATTACATCTTGTAATAAATAAGCATAACATCTATGTTCTTGATTATTCATTTTATTATAATTATTAAAGATATTATTATAAAAATATAAAAAAAATAAAATATTTATTTATAAAATAAGTAAATATATTGTCTTCTTACACTATTTATGTCTTCATTTTTCAAATAAAGTTTGTTTAGAAACACCTGTGTGAAATTTAGTATATGAAACATTATGTTTTTACAACATTATAATAGCTATTCAAAACCCCTATAATAAAGTAATGTTTTTAGTTTTTTTACATTTATCATTATAAACTCATTTATACAATCTAATTCATTTTTTTTATCATTTATAACAACATTACTTATAAACTCTAATTTTATTGTAAAATGTAAATTAAAATCATCAGGGTATTCATATACATATGCTTTAAAATCATTATTTTTATATATAAAATCTATTAGATCAGTAGGTAATAAAATAGATAAATTTTCTTGGATTATTTTTTCAATAAATTTGTTATCATCATAATTTTCTACTTTTATAGTTAATTTATATGGTGGTAATATATTTAACATACGAATTTGGTCAGTAAATAAAAACGAATATTTTTCTATCATTATATTTTATACTATTATTATGTCTATAAATATTAATTAATTATTTTTATATTTTAATTATAACAATATAATTTATGGTTATAATTTTATTTTTTATAAATCACACAAAATAGGTTTAGTAAAGTGAATATAATAAAAATATCTACATAAAATTAAACCAATTAAAAAAAGTATTGCTGTAAAAAAAATAAATGCAACTTAAAGAGATAATTTAATAAAAAAATCAAAGAAATATTTATGTTTATGTAATTTAATTAATTTTAATTAAGTTTTTAATCTTTATTTATTACACTTTATATAAAAGTGTAAAACCTCTATAATAAAGTAATTTTTTTAGTAGTAATTTTTTTAGTTTTTTTACATTTATCATTATAAACTGATTTATAATTCATTTTTTTCAGCATTACTTATAGACTCTAATTTTATTGTAAAATGTAAATTAAAATCATCAGGGTATTCAAATACATATTCTTTAAAATTATTATTTTTATATATAAAATCTATTAGATCAGTAGGTAATAAAATAGTTAAATTTTCTTGGATTATTTTTTCAATAAATTTATCGTCATCATAATTTTCTACTTTTATAGTTAATTTATATGGTGGTAATGTACTTAACGTACGAAGTTTTTTAGTAAATAAAAACGAATTTTTGTTATATATCATTATATTTTTATACTATTATTATGTTTTTATATATACCTTGAACATTTAAAATGGGACAAATTTTGAGTTATTTTGTTAAAATTATATATGAAACAAAAGACAGAAGATTATAAGATTTATGCGGTTAAATATTATCTTTCAAATAATGATAATATTAGAAAAACTTGTAAGATATGGTGGGGAAGCATTAGGTCAAGGGTTGTCTTGTTTAACTGCTCAAAAACAAGCAGATATTGCTTGTGAAAAATAATTTTATTTTACACGATTGTCTCTTATTAAATTAGCGTATGGATATAAGTTATGATCAATTAACCATTTTGCGTAAAAATATTTATATAATATAAAACTGATAAAAAGTATAATAAAAAGTATAATAAAAATAAAAAACTTAAAATATAAAAAATTTATCTCCATTATATCTATATAATTTATGGTTATAATTTTATTTTTAATAAATCACGCAAAATAGGTTTAGTAAAGTCAACATAATAAAAATATCTACATAATATAAATCCAATAAAAAAAAGTGTTAATATTGTATTAATAATATAATTTTCCATCTTATAATTAAATATATAAATTTGTTTTTATATATATTTTATTTTTACAATCTACCAAAACTTGTAAACAAAGCTGGATTTTTATTTTTATTAACATTTAACATCATTTGTATTTCATCTGAAGTTTTATCATCTTTAATCTCATCCTTTTCTAATTCTTCAGGTAAATGTTTTAATATTTCCCAAGCAATATCATTTAATCTTTTGCGTTCCATTCTTTCACATTCTTCAATCTCTTCTCTTCTTAACTCATATTCATCTATCATTTTATCAATAAAATTATCTGTATCCTTTGCTAAATCATCTTCATCTATTTGAAAATTATGTTCTAGTAAATGATGATAATAATCACTTGTTTCAGCATCAGTCAAATCAATCATTATACAATTAAAATCTGGATCATCTTCTTTTGACTTTAATAGATTGAATTTTTTGTCCCATAATAAATATCTACCATTGTCTAAATATTCAATGCCTTTTTGTTTTATCATTTCTTTTAATTCATTGTAATAAATAGTCCATTCATTTTCTTCAATCAAATCTTTAAATTTTTCATAGCAACTATCAAAACACTCTTCAACAGAACTAAAATATCCTAATACTTCTTTTTCTAAATAATTTTTTCGTTCAACAATCACTTTATATTTTAAAACTTTCAAATCAAATGAAACAACACCATATCTAATTTCATCTTCTTTTGTAAAATATTTTTGATAAACTTGAAGACCATGACTTAAACTCGGCATTCCTGGTAAACTATCCTTTAATCCGCTACAGAAGTCATTTTTTAGAAAATCTTTAAAAGTTGGATAAACTTTAACATAAGTTATTTCAGTCATAACAAATCTGGTTTTGCCAAAATCATCATTAAACCACATAATAATATCTCCTTCTTTGTAAGTTTGGAAACGATGTTTATGTAATCTTCCTTCACAAGTTTTTAGTCCAATTAAAATCAAACTGAACCAAGGTTCAGATAAATGCTCTTGATAAATTGTTTGTGACATATTATATTTGTTAGTATATTTATATTAATTAATATTATTTTATATCAATTTTTAAAATAAATTTAAATCAATTTTTTTTTATATTTAAAAATAATATTTATAAATAATATTTAAAGATTAAAAAAATATATATATAATATGCGTATTGGATTTTTAATTGAAATAATAGATAACTATTATACCGTAAAAATAACTTATGAAACAATAGATAGATTTATAGAATTAAATGATGAAACTAATAGTTTAGAAACACAGATTATGAAAAAATATCCAACATTAAATTTAATAGAAAATTGTTATGATAATATTGTATGTGACAAATATAACGGAAAAAAATATTTAATTGTTTCTCAGATAATATAAATATAATAATTCCAAAAGTAATTTTTAAAGTTAAATATTTTTTATTTAATATTTGATAAAATATTAAATAAACACATTATAAGTATTTTTAATTTTGTTTAACAAAGTTTTATATTTTAATTTAGTTGGTTGAAGGACTACACATTTACTCTATTAGTTTTGCTTCATTTAAAATATCAATATATTTCTCTAATTTGGTGTCTTTAACATTTGCACCAATATAACCGAATAAATAGTTTATTATACCTCTATACGATTTTAATGGACTTTTTGATAAATCGGTTGTAATTATTTCAAATTCTTCTTCCATATCAAGGTCAATCATACGTTCCATTAACTCAATAATATGTCCTTCCATCCAACCATTTAATACATCAGGTGTTTTGCCACATTTCTGCATTATTATTTTGATTTTTTCTTTTTTATCTTCATCTAAGAAATCACTATAATTTATTATTTTTACTATAATTGAATTGTATAAACCTAAGTTTTCATCAATATACAGAATAATATAAATATAGTAATATATCCAATCGTTATCTATTTGTAATATATATATTTTTTTATCATAATCTTTTGTATATTCTAAATATTTATTTTCAATTGATAATTCTCCATCATTTTGTAAATCTTCCATTTTATATAAATAATTCCAACCTTCTGACACATCATTTAATTTTGGAATATAAATATTGTTTTGAATAATATATTTATATAAAGGAATAAAATATGCCGAATCTGTGTTTGACATTATGATTTTGATTTTTTTTTATTATTATATTAAAATATAATATATAATTTTTAAATCAATTTTTTTAAAATACAATTAAATCATTATATAAAAATATAAAAAAAATATATTATAAGTATTTTTATTATTCAAGATAACATTTATTATTCAATATAACATTTATTATTCAAGATAACATTTATATCCACGTATATTTTTTTCACTCAATACATTATATATACAATTATATAATTCATCAATAATTATTTTCTCCGAATGTGCAAATTTTTTATTTATTGTAATATCTTCGTTTGTTGTTAAATTTTTTATTAAATATTTAACAGGCGGATTGTAACTACAAGTATAACGACCCATATTTTTCATTATTTGTATTATATAATTTTTATTTTGTAAAATTACTACATTATTTTCAAAAGTACATATATAGTCATTATATAAATAATACGTGTTTAAACAATTTTTTTCTGATTCATATTTGTTTATTAAATGAAAATTTTCATATAAAATCATATTGTTAATTATTTTCCACGTTAAACTAAAATATTCATCCATTTTAGTTTATATATTATTTATATTTTTATAATTTTTATATTATTTGTATTTTATATAAATTTTATTTCAATTTTTTTAGTTTAAATTTTGTTGAAAGACCACATATTTTACAATTACCATTATCATCTTCATTTACGTAATCTAAAAATCCATCTATATTTATTTTAAATTCATTATGAGTAATACATAACTTTACTAAATCACATTCTAAACAATAAATTTGTTTTCTTAAATCACGCAAAGATGTGTAGTTAGTTTCCTTAGAATATTTATCTCTTATCGATATAAGGGTATTTTTTACTTCTTCCATTTTAGATACAAAGATATATATTATTTTGTTTCATTAATAATAATTTGTATTAAATAAATTTTATATCAATTTTTTTTTTTTCAATTTTTAAATTATTTTATTTTATCATCTATATATAAAGTAAATTTGTTTTGATTCGGTTCTATTATTAAGTCAATTTTAATTACAGGTTTGTAGATATGACTAATTTGAAAAGATTTATTAAAAGTATCAATATCTGTTGCAAAATATAAATCAATATTATCATTAGTATATGAATTAAATTTTCTATATAAAAAAATTTCTTTATTAGAATTGTCAGTATCTATCCAAATCTCTTCGCCATTTTGTGTCCATAAAATTCTTGATAAATTTTCATTTGATTTTATAATTACTTTTTGAAAATAATTCATTTAATATAATTATTATATTATTTTTAAATCATTTAATTTAATATAATTATTATATTGTTTTTAAATCATTTTGTGTAATTAACTATTTGACGATAAGTATTCAATTGCTTTACATTATTTTGAATTTTATTTCAATTTTTTTTTATATTTACCTAAACATTTATATAGTTAATCCACTTTTTCTAATGTAATTTTTTTTAATGTCTAAGGTGAAAAAAAAATTGATTTAAAAAAGATATTAGATAAATAATTATTAAAATATAATTAAAATATAATAAAATGACAGATATTAAACACGATTTTGAATATAATTCTTTGAAGTTATCAATATGTATTATTGATGAACAACATCATAAAAATCTTCGTGAATATCACTCTCTTCATCGTAAAACTTATCATCATACTCATCATCCTAATACTCATCATTATTTATGGAATGAAGTTCTTGGTATTGTGGAAACATATGCAAAAAAATCACAAAGAGAAATTAGACAAGTTTATGCTGTATTTAACAAAGATAACAATTGGAATAATTTGCTAAATAGAAATGAAGATATATTATATGGTTTTAGACATAAATTAAATATAAACATTACTGAATTAGAAAAAAAAATGTATTATGTAGTGGATAAAATATGTCTGTATAGTAATAGTAAGTTATCCAGAATTAGAATTGCCTATATTAAGGGATGAATATGAGTATAATTATTTAATAATTGAAATGATTGATGATAAGTATATTATTGGGAGATATGGTGTAAATGATGTAGAAAGTTATGACTTTAACAACCCTCAATTTTATGGATATGATGAACAAACAGAATTTTGCGATTTTGACACATTACCATTTGAATTTAAAAAACCAATTGAAGAACTAAAACAAAAAATTAAAATGATAGATGATGCGTCTACTATCGGTAAAGTTCAAAAAGATGATTATATTCCAGATCCACAAGAAGGTTCAAAAGAAGCATGGGAATATATGAATACACCAGAATATAAAAGACAAATTAAAATACTACAAGAACAATATTTACAAAGTGATGAATACAACATTGTTCAAAATGATAAAATTGTTACCGATATAAGAAAACCAACAAATGTTTTTACACCTTTTAACATTTAAAATGCCGATTTACTAATTAAAAATTATACGGTTAAATGGGTATAAAAATTTGAATAAAGAATATACCTAAAGAAAACTATAAAAATATATTAAAAGGTGCTTATGAAAGACAAGATTTTTATATTAAAAAAACATCTAAAACTAAAAAATATAAAAATTATAAAAATTAACATTTAAAATCGGCATTTGAAATGTTAAAAGGTGTAAACAAATAGACATAAGAAATCCTGATATAACAATAACGGCTACAAAACTAAGACAATTTAGCGGTATAATTGGTCTTGAATATACAATTGAAGATGAAGAATGTAATCTAATGACTAAATTATGGACTTATGAAGATGTAAAAGAATTAGTTAAAAAATGGATAAGACAAAGGATGGTAGATAAAAAAACAAATTTATGTGTTTTGTTATCAAATGTAGAAACTTTAATGTATTGTTATGAAGAAAATGTTGTTGAAGAACCATCAATAAGAGTTTATGGAGAAATTGTTAGACCAAATGCTGATATTCCTGATGGAGAAATAAAAAAAACATTACTTGAATTATTTACTTATTTGAAAGAAACGTTAAAACAATATAGTGTAAGATTTAATTTTCAAGGTTACAATGAAAATGTATCAATTAGGATTAGTTAAGGTTTTAATAAAAGAGAATCAATTATATTGATAAATTCATATTCATTTGAATTATGTAACATATAACTTTGTAATAATTTATCTATCCAATTACTATAATTTGTATTTATAAAAGTCCCTATATTTTTATCAATATTTTTTTCTATCATTTCATCAAGAATATTTATAAATTTATTTGACAATTCATCATTTATATTTAAATTTATACTATAAATTTCATATATATCTTTAAATAATTTAATATCATAACAATTTAATCGTGTTAAAAATTCTAACTTATTTTGATGTAAACAAGTATTAAAGATTTTATAATTTTCTGTTTCATATTTTTTTATACAATTATTTAACTCAATCAAGTTTATTTGAGTTTCACTTTTTTCTTCATCATAAATCCAATATTCATTTTTATATTCATCATAAACACAAATAGTATAATTTATAGGTTTTTCATTATATTTTACAAACAAGTTTGGTTTTATATTCCAACTACCACGCAAATTATGATTAACAATATAATTGATATCAAATATATGAACATGTGTAAAGTATAACGACCTGAAATCGCTTTTTATATTATAATCTGTCATATTATTATATAAACATTTATTTTTTAAATCAAATATAAAATTTATTTAAATTTTCAATTTTTTAAATTTGATGATATACTATATGTATCTCATATTCTTTATACACTTCATTATATGACGATTTTAATTCAATATATTCTGAAAAATCTTTTTCTTTATTTTTTAAATTTTCAACATTAAGAGAACACCATACTTCTTCTGTAACTTTATTAATTTCTGTGCAACTATAAAATTCACCTAAAGGATACTTTAACAAAGGACTACTACAATAACTTACTTTTGGAATTTTAAAAATATACACACAAACGCT